AGTAGAATTATAGACGATAAGTTAATTTTTATTAAATTATCACCAAAAAATATACACTAAATTTTTTAAAGCAATGTAAAAGATAAAAATTCCGAGATCATCATTATATTCTGTTATTTCTTCTTTATCCATATCTATATTTATATATATAATTTATATATATAAATTAACATTAAATTATTCTTTGCATTTATTAGCATCATTTATACCAGTTGCAATACCGGTACCTATACCTACCAATCCAGCTATAAGATTAGCTGGAAATGGTAAAAATGCAGCTATTCCCGCGATTCCTGCACCACTTGTTATACCACTAAGCGCTGCACTTGCAGTTTGGGTTCCAGAACATATTTTTGCTGGATTAGAAGGTCTTGTAATACTACCAGTATTAAGTTTTGAGAATAAATAGTTATTATATTCATCGGCACTAATATTACTATTTTTCATAAACAACATATATCCTATCCATCCTCCTACATTACCAGAAGTACCACCAATCAAATTTAGAAATGCTTGTCTATCAAGTTTTAAAGAATCTTCATTATATTCTCCCTTAATAAAAGATATAATAAGAGGAGAATCTGGTTTTATACCGTATCTTGCCAAAAAGTTATCGGGATGTTTTTCCACATTTAACCATTCCTCTATAACTGCTTCACTTGGATTACTGCTATCATTATCCCAATCTTTTATACCCCATTCACGAAACAGACATTTCCACCCATTAATATCTGTATAGTTTGGATATACACCACAATTACCATCAGTGTTGTATACACGATTACAAGTACTATCATATGTTAATTTTATATCGGTAGTGTATTTAGGATTATCAAGTAACCAATTGTTAAAATAATAATCACCATCTTCTTTCTTAAAAGTTATATCTTTACAAACGTGTCTAGGTAATACAAATCGGAAAATATCATCATTTTGAGAATCTTTAATCAAAGGAAAAATTGAACTTATTAAAAATTGAATCTGTGCTAATTCCATACTATAAGTAGTTAAATTTCCGGATAGTTTACTTAACATATATAATATAACACTATCATTTGAAGCCATGATAGAAAAAATATTGCATATATTATCATAATTTTGACCACCGTTACTATTCCACCATTCAAAAATTGGACTGTAATTATATTTAATTGTTATTACTTTAATTATAGCTAATAATATTATTAATAATATTACGTAAACTATTATATTAGTATTATTACTCATTTATTAATATAATAAAAAATAAATTTTAATCTATTTTATATTTTTGGTTCTATCGGATCCGTATCCTTTGTAACATCATCTACATTATTACGTTCTTCATCAGTTAATTTTTCCATTGCTTCATCTTCAGCTGCTTTTACTTTAGCATCATACTCTGATTTTACGTTATTTAAAAGAATTTCTCGATCTTGCGTTGCTGGTAATTTTTGTGCTGCATCGTATCCAACTTGTGCTTCAATATTTATAGTTACACGTTTTTCAATAACTTGTAATTCTATTTCGGAAGGTTCTTTTCCGTGTTTATTTTTATATTCATCAACTGCATCATTAATAGCAGACATTGATTTTTCGGTAATAAATTTACACACATCGTATACAGATTGTCCTGTTTTAACTGCAATATCGCTAATCGTGGGGCTTACTTTATTGTAGAACATTTTAACTAATCCAAATATTAATGGAGCAAATAAGTACGCTAAAATACCAACACCAAATCCACAACTTAATGTAAATGGACCTCCTTCACCAGCATTACGACCTGATACGATACTGCAATTTGTCTTATCGGACCATGCACAACCCATTGTATTATTACATTGATCACCGTTGCCAATTTTTGTACAATCACCTTGAGCAACGCATGGTTGTATAAGACCTAATGCTACTTTACTACCATCACCAACTATTTCTGCAATTGTATCAGGTACTTTACCTAACGATTTTACAACTTGAATTACTGCAATTATTATCCCGATTATAACAAATCCTAATACTATATACAATAAAATATTATAATTAATAGGTTTTTTCTGTTTATCCATTTTAATTAAATAAAATATTTTATTTAATAAATTAAATATGAATATTGACTTTAATTTAATAAAAAATCCTATTTTATGGCTATCGTTATCTATAATAATTGCTATAATTGTACTAATAGTAACAGACAATTCACAATCTAATGCCAATATTAATTGCACTTCTTCACAAATTAAAAAAGACGGAAAATGTGTTTCTGTAAACGGTTATATTATGTCACTTGACAATAAGGGTATACATCAATGTGTTGCTCTTGATAAACCGAATACAGACAGTACACAACATGTATATCATGAAATAGTAGCTTGTACAGCCGATTTAAAACTCCAGACTTGTAATCCTAATTATAAACAATTATGGAATAACGATAACACAAAATACGTATGCTATAGAGGAGATCCCGTAAATTGGCCAGATAATAAAGGTCCCGGTGGATACGGACAAGATTGTTGTCAATTTGGTCCACTTAGAGATAATTGTGATGGTGATCTAACTAAAGATTGTGGTAATAATTGGCAACATTATTGTAATAATGCCGGTAGTCATGCGGAAGGTGATTGTAGATGGGAACACGGAAATGTTCCCCAAAATTACTACTATTGCCCGCATGATACAAGTCGACAATGGAAATTATGCACAGATGGAAATGGTTGTATAGACTATTATATAACAAATCCTGTTCATAAAGATTTTCCAGAAGGTTTAGGGCGCACACAACCAGATACTTCTGTATATGATAAACCTATAATTGGTTGTAATGATTTTAGTTTTCCCGATGATAAAAAATAGTATGTCTAAATTATAAAGATTTAAACATAAAAATCGAATTATTTAAATCATATGTCTAAACAAATAATATCTGACGCTAGTTGGTTGCCGCTTCGTGTATACTCGGGAGTTGCAGATAATGAACGTAAAGATGCATTTACTCGTGATATTAGCGAATTTGGAGATCGTATTTTAATTGATAAAAATCCTGGTGATACTAATTACACTATTTTTAAATTTCACATATGGTCAGTATACGTACATTTTTCCATAATAAATAATTTTATACAAAAATTTAATTACTGTATTATTGGTAAAGAGTTAAAATATGATAATCTAATTAATCTACTAATTATGGTAAAAAATGCAGGTGATGGATTTCGCGATATTTTAATAAGAAATTTACCTTATATTGACCGATGGACTATACTGGATACGGGTTCTACAGATAATACGATTGCGATAATTAAAGATGTCTTAAAAGGTAAACGTGGTAACTTATATCAGGAATCATTTATTAATTTTCGCGATAGTCGTAATCGCTTATTGGAATTAGCTGGTACAGATTGCGCATTTAATATCATGCTTGATGATACATACGTGTTAAATGGTGATTTACGCGGATTTTTAAGTTTTGTACGCGGTGATGATGTAGCCGACTCATATTCTCTCGTTATTGAAGGAGTTGATGTTTTGTATACTTCAAATAGAATCACCAAATCAAGTAGAGGTTTAAAATATATAAATATAATCCATGAAATAATTCAAACGGAAAATAATATTAATATATCTATCCCTCACAAAGTAGCGTATATTACAGATGTAATTTCTCCGTATATGACAAGGCGTACAACTGAGCGTAAAGATAAAGATATAGGATTATTATACAATATAATACGAGAAAATCCTTTAGATTATCGTGCTTATTATTATCTAGCAGATTCTTATATATTGAAACAGAATTGGCCGCTTGCATTAAAATATTTCAAAGAACGTGCTAAATATCGGGATAAAGGAAATCTAATGGAAGTACAAAATTCTTTATATTATATCGCTGTTATATCACATAATTATATGAACGAAAAATGGGCTGAGTGCCACCAATTGTATTTAGATTGTTATAATTTTGATACTACGCGTTCAGAAAGTCTGTATTTTATTGCCAAACATTATTTAGATAACGGTAATCGGGACATTGGAACTATGTATTTAAAAAAAGCATATTCTATTCCATTTCCCGAAATTACGATGACTGTTCGTAAAGATATCTATAATTATTATATTCCTTTCGATTTAATGAATTTATGTTACGAAAATGGTGATTATAGTTTAGGAGAACATTGTTGCGTCAAAGTATTAAGTTTTAAAAATGATGATCAATTAGCAAGACGATGGTATGACATATTTAAATTATTAAATAAGAATAAATCTGGTGTTAAACAAAAATTACGATTTACAGTTAACGATCAGTTATTAATAAGTTTTGTATGCCCTGGTGGTTGGGATTCTTGGGATGGTGAAACTCTTCATACACGCGGTTTAGGAGGTTCAGAAACGTTTGTTGTTAAATACGCTGAAGGTATAGCCAAAATGACAGATAATAAAGTAATAGTATTTTGTAATTGTGCTAAAAATTACCGAGAATATAATGGTGTATTTTATATAAATATAGAAGAATATACCGATTTCTCTAAAAATTACTATATAGATTATGTATTTATCAATCGGTATGCTGAATATGTCCCAATTAGCGTAGTTAATAAGATAGAAAATATATACTTAATTTTACATGACCTATTGCTACCATGTACCATTATTCCGAACGTACCAAGTTTAAAAGCGGTATTGTGTATATCCGAATGGCATAAAAAACATTTTTTACAGCAATTTTCTCTATTTAAGAATAAAACACAAGTTATTAGTTACGGAGTTGATTTATCCTCTTTTCTAATAAAGAAACGGCAACGGTATAATTTTATCTATCCATCTTTTCCAAATCGTGGTTTATTACAATTATTACAAATGTTTCCAAAAATTCGTAGAAAATATCCTTCTGCTGTGCTTAATATTTTTTGTGATTTAGATCACAAATGGACTAATTCACATAGCGCGGATTTAATCGCGTATATTAAAGATTTATTAAAAGAACAAAAACATTCGGTTATTAATCATGGTTGGGTTAATTATACTACCTTGAGAGAGTTTTGGAGTTGTGCTCATGTATGGTTGTATCCAACAACTTATGTAGAAACTTGTTGTTTAACCGCTTATGAAGCTGCTGCTAGTAAAACGTTAGTTGTCAGTAATAATGGCGCTGGATTAGATGAGAGTATTGGTGAACGTGGATTAGTGGTACCAGGAGATTCACGTCTTGAAGAGTGGCAAAATGAATGCTTGGAAAAATTATTTAATCTATTAGATAACGAACCAAAAGAAGAAGAACGTCTTATTAATACTAATTATGAATGGATAAATACAAAAAAATATGATTTATTAATTGAAGATTTTATAAATCGGTTTTTGTAAAAATTTTTAAAATTTTATTAGAAAAGATATTTTATCTAAATATAAGTTCGTTATTATCATATGTTTTATTTTGATAATTATTACATTCGCTGTAAATAGCGGTTGGTAAACAACAAATTAAGAACGGAATTTTTGTTGGAAGGCATATAAGAGTACATAACCATGTACATATTTGATCAGAATCTTGCGTACCGCAATAGTTTGTAGTTGCGATTATACCTAAATCTGTAAAAGACCCAGCACATAATTTTTTACTATTTGACATTTTTATATATATAATAATTATATTATAAATAAATTTTATAATATAATTATATCATCTTTGAAATTTTTATTATTGTAATACTCAGCGTGATTTACGTGATACCTTACGTGATCGGCGTGATACCTTACGTGATCGTCGGGATACCTTACGGGATCGTCGGGATACCTTACGGGATCGTCGGGATACCTTACGGGATCGTCGGGATACCTTACGGGATGATCGACGGGATGCCTTACGGGGTGATCGACGTGATACCTTACGGGATGATCGACGGGATACTCTAGTAGATTGAGATACTGATTTACGCGATTTTTGATCTTCTTTAATAATAAGATTAATAACATCGTAAATAGCTTCATCTAAAATTTCACTATTACTAAAAATAGTATATATATTATTTTTATTTATTTTTTAAGTTTCTTAATAACTGTTATTAAAAAGAGTTGTCTGTTAAGACTGTGAGGTTCATCCATATGTTTTCTAAAAATTTCTTTATCTACAGGATTACTTAATATATAATCTAAGTTGCCAAGGATATCTTCTAACTGCAATTCAATATCATAAATTATTCCTACATCATTAACTAAATCTGCCCACTTATTTTTATCTTTTTTATCAGCCAATGATAAAACAATTTTCTTAATTTCATCATTTGTCATAGGTATAGATTCTCCTGACTCTTCAACAATCTTTTTAATAACTTTTTTAATAGTATTTTGAACTTCATCTTTGTTTCAAATATATTTTATTTTTTTATCTGAATTCTTAAAATTATTATTAATTTTTTCAATAATATCAGTATAATTCATAAATTTATATTTAAAAAGATTTTTTTATAAAAATGAAATTTTAAATCAAATTTTTATGGAAAAGGACATAATAATGTCTACAAATGAAACTGAAACTAACAATAAAATTGATCCTAATTTTTTACAAAAACTCAAAGAAACTTCAATAAAGTATTTGGCATATAGCTATAAAATAAAGTTTCAAAAAATAGATTATGACTACTTAAAATCAGCACGTATTAAGTTCGTCAAAAAATTTGTAAAAATAACCCGTATTATCCCACTATTTAAAATAATCACAGTTTGTATATTTAGATATGATTTTACAATTGATATAAACATTATGGATGATACAAGTTGGACTGAATTACTCAAAATATGTGTAAATAATGTTAAAAATGTAGTAAAAAATCCAGATGAAATAACAAGTATTGCATTTGGACCTAATATTGAATGGAGACCATACGGGAAATATAAATATGTTCTGGATACACGAGATAATAGTAAATTACCGTCAGATATATTCGAAGATGGTGATTTAGTACATATTGTTATGATTCAACGAAACGATAAATGGCATCCAACAGCGTGGTATCTTAACAAGTGCAACTATTGTAACATTCTAGAAAGTACTATTCATACATTAAAACGTTGTGCTCAATGCGATAGTGTGCATTACTGTAATCAACAATGTCAAAAAGCAGATTGGATAAAACATAAAACTCAATGCAATAAAGATAAACTAGAAATATAGAGTAAATATTACAATTCTATAAAAAATTATTTAAACTAACTTTATATGTAATTTTTTTTTATTTTACAATTTTATTTAAATTGTAAAATAAGATTTAAAGAAATACTTTTATATATATAAATGAACTGTGAGTATTGTAATGAAAGTTTTAAGAATATTAGTAGTTTTAACCATCATCAAAAAACAGCTAAATATTGCTTAATTAAAAGAGGTCTTTTAGAAGAAGAAAATAATATTATAGTAATAGAAAATCATATTTGTAAATATTGTGATAAAAGATTAACTACTAAAGCAAGTTTAGAAAGACATTTAGAATGTTGTAATTTAAAATTTGAAAAAACATATAAGGAAATTGATAAATTAAAAAAATATAATTTATCTTTACTTAAGCAGATAAGTGACTATGAAAAAAAAGTTCAAGAACAAAAAAATAAATACGATCAACAAGTACAAGAACACAAAAATCAAATTCAAGAACAAAGAACTCAAATTAAAGAACTTCAAGATAGTATAACTTCTATAGCGGCTCAGCCAAAAATTATAAATAATAATCATCATGAGTTTATGATAGATTCAGATGAAAAAATACAGAATAAACAGAATACCTTATCGATTGAAGAAGAAAATATTGAAGAAGAAAATCAATTATCACCACTTTTTGTTTGCGAAGGTATTACAATTGAAAGTAGAGAAGATGGTTATATAGATGTTACTCATCTATGTAAAATAGGTGGTCAAGATTTTAAAGAATGGAAATCTTTGGAAAGAACACAAATGTTTTTAAAGGCTTTTTCTCAGACCGTTGGGATTCCGATTATAGAATTAATTCAAAATACTTCAGATGAAAATAATGAAGATCATATTTGGGTACATCCACAAGTAGCAAATAATATAAGCCAATGGACATCACAATGGATATCTCCAGAAACTGATGTAAAACTATCATCATGGATATATGAAGTAATGCTGACAGGCAAAGTGGATATTAAAAATACTAAAAGTTACCAAGAACTAAGAGCTGCAAATAAGGATAAAGAGTTAAAAATACAATATTTAACCAAAAAATATGTTAAACGGCAACCTAGAATACAATATGATGTTGAGAATGTAATTTATATATTAACCACACCAACTCATAAACAAGAACGTAGATATATACTAGGAAAAGCAGAAAATCTAACAAATAGATTATCTGTTTATAATAAAACCGATGAACACGAAGTCGTCTATTACGGAGGATGTCGAGATGAAATTAGTCTGAAATTAGCAGAACAAATGATTTTCTATAACTTGGAAAAATATAGAGAACAAGCAAATAGAGAGCGATTTGTATTACCAGAAAATTCTAGTATAAATTTATTTATTGATGAAATTAAAAGAACTATTACATTTTTTTCTAAAGATTAATTTTTTAAATTTTAAAGTTTAAAAAATAAAAGTTTGTATTTTATACTTTATACTTTTAGAAATTTATTTTCTAAAAAATAAAATATAAAAAAATTTTTCCACACACATGGCATTGTGTGGAAAATCGATCGCCCGAAAAAAGATTTATTTTTCTGAAAATAAACTGAAAGCAGGTTAGTAAATATATAATTTGTAATTTATACTGTAAATAAGATGATAAAAATATAATTTTGTCAATTTGATTTCAGGTTAAAATAGCGATGACAGAAAAACATTATCATTTATTAGAAAAAATATCATAATTACGGATACTGAAAGATAATTGAAATTCTTTGTACATAAAACATATTATGAAAAAATATTATTAATTTTTATTAAAAAATTGATAATTTAAAAATATTATTTTAAACAAATAGTAAATATATAAAATGGAATGCGAGTATTGTAATAAAACTTTTAAAACAAATAGTAATTTAAAATATCATCAAAAAACAACTAAATACTGCCTAATTAAAAGAGGAGTTATAAAGGAAGAAAATTTTATAATTATTGAAGAATATAACTGTGAATATTGTGATAAAATATTAACTACTAAAGGAAATTTAGATAGACATTTAGATTCTTGTTCTGTTAAAATAGATAAAGAAAAAAAAGATAAAGAAAATCAATTGATCTATAATTACGAGCAACAACTGCAAGATCAGAAAAATAATCACGAGCGACAACTACAAGATCAGAAAAGTAACTATGAGCGGCAACTACAAGAAAAAGATAAACAAATAGAAAAACTTCAAGACACAATAGCCTCTATCGCTGCTCAACCCAAAAATATAACAACTAATCATAATAATCGTAGTAATACAACCACTAATAATCGGCTTAATATTATAAATAATCTAGTACCAATAACCGATGATGAGTTCAAAAAGTTACCCGATATGTTGAAGCGAGAATATGTCGAAAGCGGTCTTGATGGTTACGTCAAGTTAGCTACTGAGTTTTATAAAGATAAAGCCGTATGTACAGATGTATCGCGAAAAATAGTCACGCATAAAGACGAAAATGGTAAAGTGGTTACTGACCCGAATATGACTAAATTAAATACTCGATTTTTCAAAGCTATTCTCAACAAAAATCGAGAATTAACTTATGTACTAGTTGACGAAATAGAGAAAAAAGTCGATGAACGAGAGATGAATACGGATGATTTGATTAATTATTCGTGCAAGTATTCTAACCAACGACTTAATGTCATTAAACTAGCAAACGGTGAACAAGAGGGAGAACTAAATGATACAGAAGGTGAATATGTGGATTTCAAAAATGCGTATACGAATCGGGTTTGTGACAGTATATCTGTAAAAAAATAATATAATTTTTAAAACTATATAGTTTTAAAATTAAAATTTATTTACCGTCATTAAAAGTACAATAATCATTCCTAATTTCTAAAGTCGGGTCATAAATACCTAATTCTGTGGCTTTTTTAAGTATGGCTTCAAATATATCATGAAATTCTTGTGTGTGTCCAATATTAGTACAGAAAACATGACTAATTTCGTGTAACAGTACATACACAAGCATATTCATGTCATAATAATCATTATGTTCATCTTTGAGACATAAAAATATTTTCTCTTTATTTATGGTATACGATTTTTCACCACGATATAGTTTTATATGATTTAAGATGTCTTTGCGATCTAAACCTTTAAGTACACCACTATTATAGGTTTGTTCAAATAAAGGAGCTATTTTTTCACGTAATCTGTCCAACATTGGATCAGATTGTTGATAATTTTCTTTTATTTGCTGTACTATCATATATATAATAAAAATAATTAATACTATAGCTACAAAAATCGGGAAATATTTTAATATTTTCATTTACTATAAGACCAGAAATAAAATTTTAATTATTATAAAATTGAAATTATTTAATATTTAGTATATACTAAATGTTAAATGACAAGTTATAGAGAAACTGGAAAATTAGCATTATCAACAGTTCTTGATAATGAGAATAATATTACTTTATTTGAACAGTACATATACGATAATTCCTTAGGGGAAAAAGATCAGGAGTGTGTTTATAAGACCAATTTATATCAGACTGTTATAGATATTATGGATAAACACAAATTAAAAACTTTAGCCCAAAATATAAAGGAAAATAAAATTGGATGGAATCATCCTACATTCGATGAACTAAATCAAAAACGTCTTGAACAGGATAATTTTATTGAGAATCCGTTTGAAGTAGCAGAAGGTGTAATCACATGTAAATGCGGTAGCAAACGCGTATTTAGTTATTCAAAACAAGTGCGCGGTGGTGATGAAGCGACTAGTACATTTGCCCAGTGTATTGCCTGTAAAGCAAAATGGGTACAGAATAACTAATTTTATTTATATAAATTAATCATTAATTTTTTATTTATCTCTTATAATAAATAAAAAAATGCTAGAAATTAATCCATGTCTTGCATGTAAATTAAAATATCCTGATAGTCCAAATGATAATAAACAATTAAATAACATTACTGATCTTAATAACTGTGTATACGAAACTATTGCTGCTTTTAATGGTGATACAAGTGTTGATCAAATCGCCTATAACCAAAATGCAGTAGCTTGTATACAAAATGAGATAAAACGTTTAAATTTGGATGGGTGTGAATTTCGTCCAGCACCACCTCCGATTTGGTTAAATGTCCCTCATTATTTACCGCGTTTATTAGCATCTGGATTAAATCCAGATCAAGCGCTCCAAAAATGCAATGAATATTGCGATAATGATGGACGTAATACGAATCAATGTAAAGATAATTGCCAAACCGATCGTAACGCAATTATAGAAAATTACACTCATATTAAAGATGAGAAATTGTCTACTACTGCTAATAATATAATTATCATCAGTGCAGTTATATTGTTAATAGTAGTATTCTTGATAATCATGTTGTATAATATAAATAAAAATAAAAAAATATTCTATAAATAAAAAGGAATATGAGTTATATGGTATATGCGTATTATATATATTGTACATATCAATATGTTGATACAGGTATAAGTCTTACAAAAAATCTTAAAAATTTATATAATTGGTATAAAAAAACGGAAGAACCGGTGGATAATGCCGATGTTGATTGGGTTTTAATTTTGGAAAACGAAAAAGATAAACAAGTAGATAAAATAGATTTAAATAGTTTAGACTAAAATTTTAGCACTATAAATTAAATTGATTTTTTATATTTTTAAAATATAAAAAAGTATATGGAATATTACGTATATACGGATGGGGCATGTATAAATAATGGTAAAGCGAATGCAGTAGCTGGTATTGGAATATATTTTGGGGAGAATGATCCACGCAATGTGTCACAACGAGTAGTTGGTAAACAATCTAATAATACAGGTGAATTAGGAGCATTTCTCGTCTTATACGATATTATAAAAGATGATATCATATTGGGTAAAAAGATAAATATCGTCTCTGATTCTACTTATGCGATACGATGCGTTACATCGTATGGTGATAAGTGTAGCACCAAAAAATGGCGTGATGATATACCGAATAAAGAACTAGTTAAAAAGGTATATGAACTTTATAAGGGTAAACCGAATGTTAAATTTGTTCATATAATGGCACATACTAAAAACATGGATATTCATTCAGTTGGAAATAGCAATGCTGATAAATTAGCCGTACTGGCGTTAAATTTGTAATAAAATTATAAATACATTGTATTCAAGTATTGATCAATTTCCTTACTGTCTATAAAAGTATTTATCAAGTCATTTGTGATAAGGAGTGGATAAGATAATTTATGTTTTGTGTTAAACGATATATTATTAAAACCGGAAAGTAAACCATTTTCATCTTGATTGCATACTAAGAAATTAATCTTATTTATCAGTTCATCAATGTGTTTTTCTATTGTTCGAACCCCTTTATCATATCGGGAACATACTCGTTCAATTAAATAGGCAGCTGCATTTTTATCAAACTTGATAGCAGTCGGAAAAATATTAAAATTAACAAGTGCCTTTTTCAATAAATAGTGTTCAACAATCTTAATTTTATCTTCAATATTATACCCAGAAATTTCTATATAAAAAATTCGATCTCGTAAGGCTGAATCACTTGGTAATTTATTCATTGAAAATATAAACCATAAATAACTTAAATCTATTGTTATTTCGCTTAAGAAATTATCTCTATATTCGGAATTTTGGGTAGGATCAGTAATATGTAACAGAGCAGAACATATATTTTTATTATCCGATATTTTATCATATTCATCTAAAAACAGAATACCGTTTTTAGAACCCATGCGTTTAAGACATTTAACTATCTCTCCAGGTTGTGAACCGATATAGGTATAATCATGACCTTTCAAAAACTCGGTATTCGAAATACCACCAAAACTAATTTGTTCAAATGGGTAATCGAGTATTTTAGCTAGCAATCTAGAAATAGCGGTTTTACCCACACCAGGTGGTCCTAAAAAGCCAAGATTGCAGCGTTTCATATGCGGATTTAATAATTTAGCATTTAAGAATACTAATATTTGTTCTTTGACTTTTGTCATACCAAATAGTTCTTCATCTAAAATACGAGATACATTTTGTAAAAATGGTCGTAAATTATTTGCGTTATATGGGAATAATTTTAAGCTATCGTACGGCATATTAGTAGCCCAATTAAGCCAATTTTTCAATTTACCGTATTCATCTGATTGACTAGATGTTTCTAAAAATTCTTGATAACGTCGATATATAACATCTTTATTCTCTTTAGAAGTTGGTAAGTTTAATATTTTATATTTAATCGATAATACAGTATCTGTATTTTTAAAAGTGACAAGTTCGTTTTCCATCTGGATATGTTGTTCAGTTGTATATTTAGCATGTTGACTAAATTGTATTTTGGCTTGTGTAAATAATGTAATTACGCGATCGCGCAATTCAAACCATTCATCTGTATTGGGCATACTACTTTTATAAATTTCGTATATTTGAAATAAATGTGCTTTATCTTTAATTAAAAGTGGTTCTTTCAATATTTTCAACAAAGTAGGTTCAGTTTGTAATATTTCATTTTTAACTAGTATTAAATTATTATACGCATCTGGATCTATTTTTTTCAGTGTTTCTTCTTCATCTTCGTAATCACTACTACTTTGTGTTTCGGTATCCATTTCACTTTCAGTCTCTGAGTTAGACTCAGAATTGTATTCAGAATCTGATTTATCTTTGTCTTTATTCATATTCATATTCTCTAATTTATATTTACTAGTTATTTTATTTTTTTTAGATTTTTGTGTATCATCGTCATTAAATTCTGAAATTCGTTTTTTACTCATATTATAAATAGGTATTTATAATATCAAAATTTTTTCTTTAAGTACGATTTCTATAAAAATCAACAGCTTGTTCCGATGTTATTCCGTCAAATATTAACTTGATCGTGTGAACAATATCAAACTCTTCTTTATTACTACTTAGTCTCTTTTTTTGCATTAAATCATCCCCGTAAATATTAAACTTGTCGTTTGTTGTAGCAACGTGAGTAGCGCGATTTTTTACAATAGCTCGTAATTCTCGGCAGAATATTTTATTATTATTTAAGGTAAAAATGTTTTGTAATATTTGTTCGCAATCAGTACTTGTTATAGCAGATTTATACATATAATCTGATCTATATTCGTTATCATTAAAAATATCTTTGTAAATTCTTCGAAAAGTAGATATTAAATATGGTTTTACGTTCGCGATTATATAGTTTGATAAATCCTCCAAACGTGTATCCATTATCCAACAAATTTTACCTTTGTCTATTTTATCGATAATATAAAAACTATAAGGATCGTCATCGGTTGATTTAGGCGCTTGAAAATATATTACGTTATAAAAACCGTATCGGTTAAACAAATATCGTTCAATATTAGTTTTTATCGGAAATAAAACCGAGCTATAATTTTGAAACTGTTGAATAAAAGTAATTTTATTAAATGGTTCATAACTTTTTGGAAAATTTATACCTATTGATAAGGATTTATCGAATTTTTGCATTTCATCAATCTCAATAGTGGTATTTATGTAGTTACCGTAAAAAATAATTCGACCTTCTAATGGACTTAATCCTTTATTAATAATTTGTATAATTTTTCGTTCTAAATATTGTTTTTCTTTAAAAATATCGGTAAATAATGTTACATGAGATTTTAGTAAATCTATATATTCAGATAATTTTATAGTACCAATTAGTTTAAGTCTTAAAGATTTAATATCATCAATAATGCCGTTATAAATTCGACTTGTACGTAATTTATCAAATAAAATATTAAATTGAGGGACTATATCATCTGTGTTACCAAAAATCTCTTTTTCAGATATAATTGTATTTTCTATAGCTTTGATTTTATCTTCGTCTATTGTCCTATCTTGAGTATTTATAGCATTTTTAAATGGTCTGAATTTATGTTTAGATTTACTCTTCTTCAATGTATTAGATACTACTTTTCCTATATCGGTACTAGAATCTTCATTTAAATATTCGTGAATAAAAACTGGTATATTGTTTAAGCCGTTGTATAAATATACATGAAGTCCTTCTTCATTTTCGACTAATATATCACCTAATACTATATTGGTATTTTTTTCAATTATTTCTCGATATATTTTATTTTTTAGCTTTTCTAACTTATATAAAACTTCATAATTTTTTTCATCAGACATTATGTATTATATATTTATTTTTTAAATATATTGTTCAATTTTATATTTTATTAAAATATAAAAATACTTATAATACCACAAATAACTTATTCATTGTCTTCATTTTTAGGTTTTACTAAATTTTTATAACGTTCAAATTCTGTTATATTTTCATCTTTTAATTTTTGCCATCTCGCTGCTAATTCTCGCATTACTTCTTGTGGTTTCATATCAGGATATTCACTCTTTACTTTTACTCGTTCATCGCTGCAAAACATAGTATAAGCTGTTTTACCACGTTTAATAGGTTTAACCTCTTCTGATTTTTTTTCGGTTTTAGAAGTTTTCTTTTCAACTGGTGAATTAGAGTCCATCTCTGTGCTGTATCGTTCTTTATCCATTTTAGCCATTTTTTCGTATTTTTCGAAATCTTTATTTTCTTTTAGTAATTTCCAACGATTTCCTAATTCTTTAATTATTTCTTTACCTTTTAACTCAGATTTATCCTTTTTAATTTTTTGACGTTCTTCAGTGCAAAAAAACATATAAGCAGATTTAGCTTTTTTAGGTGTAGGTGTATCAGTTTTTTCTGTACTCTTTTCGGTAAAGAATTCGCTAAAATTTTGTTGATTTTCTTTATCATTCCAATACTCCAGTGCTTCAGGAGCATTTTCAAGTAAGAAAGATACCATGTATTTGTTAATATGTTCCATAATTTATAAGTTTATATTTTTAAAGTAAAATATGCTTTAAGAATTCAATTTTAATTTATTAAAAATTTTTATCTAGACTTGGTAGGAATTTATCATTTTTTGATCCTTCGTAGGATATCCATGGTTGACACCAATACATTTTTAAGTTGGTTTCCATACCGGCTAACCATATCGAATGATCGATCGGTGCATATATTTTTTTCATATAAGTAGATTCTAGTACTTTTGATACTCCTTTTTTATTTGTTAAAATAGCACTCATTGTGTGAACTGCAGGAGTTTCTGGTTCATGTAACACTATTTCCGAACTATTAAAATCTAGTTTTAGAGAATTCTCTAATGTTTTTGCTGGGTAATTTTCTTGATAAGTTATACCTCCTAAACACACCATTTCCCAATCATCTTTTAAATTCTTCAGTACATATGCTAAATGATGTATAAAATCTTTTTTAAACACTGTATCATCTTCTAAAATGAGGCTTATATCTTTGTTTAGTCGTATATCTTGTAATATACTAGTATGAGCAAATCCATTCGCGATTTCTCCAATTGTTAATCGTCTGTATACAATACGTGGATCGTATATATAATTCTGATTTACCATATCATTAGTAATTACTTCTCTGTCAAAATTATCAACCCATTTTACTGATATAAAATTTTTAAATATTTTTAACTGCGATTTCATACTTAATTTTCGATCGGTTAGTTTAGTATAATGAACAATATATATATTATCAATAGTTTGTCCAATATATCGTAATGTCTGTTCCATTGTAGTTGAATAATTACTAACTCGATGTGGTAAATGATACTGTAACCAATTTTTTAAGACATCTGTAGTTTGTGTATCGTTTGAATCATCTTCGTATATATAACAACCAACAAAACGATAATCTTGTTCGTACGGAATCGGAAATTGTAGACATTCATCTCCTTCATATTTTTTAATCTCATCGTGAACCATTCTATCGGTTTCAAATAATTTATAAAAATTATCTCCCAAAAAGTCTTGATCATCTTTTTCTTCACCAAATTTTTGATAATACTCTTCAATTTCATCGACCCAATTAACGGATGGTTTTAGTGTGTTTAACTTAAGACAATTTATACCATACATCCCCCCTAAAATTTTAGGATAATGTTGTGGATGATCACGCATTATATGTAGACCTTTTCCAGATTCAATCCAATCTTCTACAGCTAATACTTCTCGTAATTGTATACGGGTATCAATATCTCTTGAAATAAAATATTCCACTGAATCATCCATACTTGGTTCAAATCTCCATAGCATAAATCTTTTATTTCGTATATCAGTATCTGTTTTTAATATTATTTTTACGTTATCATAAGTATTTAATTCATCTATAATACTTTTATCTACAGAATGTTGGTGAATATATACCCAACATACCCAATCTTTATATAACTCTTTTGCTATTTTAATATTTTCTATTAATCCCTTTGTGTATCTTAACCCAGAACCCCATAAACAAAATGATATTACTTTTTGCATTTTATTATTAGTTATTTACTTTTAAATTAATAATGTTAATTTATAATTTTATTTTATTGTGATTTAAAAGTGATCTACATATTAAATAAATGTCAATTGATACAAGTCTTATTGCATTTAAGGCAATTACAAATTTTACCAATGAATTAGAAGAATTATTTGGTGCAAAACAACATTCACTTCGTTTATATTCACGATTAATTAATAAAACTACACTTGCCCATGATAAACCTATACAAAAACATATAGAAGCGTTTCGTTTATTTTGTCAAAGTAATCGTGATGCCATAACAGAAAAAAATATGAATAAGCTAAACAATAGTAATATACAATATTCGGAACGTGTTTTTATTAATATGAAAAATATTCTAGCTATGGCAGATACAGAAACCCAAACAGTTATTTGGAAACATTTATTATTGATTTCAGCAATACTTGATCCATCAGGGCGCGCAAAAGAACTACTACGTGAAGCATGTTCATCGGATAATACTGGTACTGAGTCAAATTTTTTAACGGATATTATTAATAAAGTTGAAGAACATGTTGATCCAAATGCTTCACCAATGGAAGCAATTGCATCGATTATGAAATCTGGAGTATTTACCGATTTAGTAAGTGGAATGAACAATGGTCTTCAAGATGGATCTCTGGATTTATCTAAATTATTAGGAAGTGTTCAAGGTATGGTTACAAAATTAAGTAACAAAAATGGTTCTGAAGGTTCAGATGATTCTCTTAATATGATTAATAATATGGTTGGTATGTTAGGTAAGCAAAATGGCGAAGACGGTGGTAATAATATGACTGAATTAATGGCTATGATGGGTCCTATGTTAGCAACTCTAAATACTGCGATGCCATCGCGTTCAACTGGTTCAGTTCAACAACAATTACCGGATATTATGAATATGATATCAAGTTTAAATATGGATAATAGTAAAATATCTAATGTTGAACAATTAGAATAAAATTGATTTATTATAACATTACTATTCATACTAATATAAATATGAATACTAATATATGCTTATCTATATCTGCTAGTCAAATATTGCTTCAATATATGTTTTATAATGGATGGCCAAGTATTCAGTCATTTAATGAATATCCACCAATAGATAATTTTTTTAAATTTGTAGAATTACATTACGGATATTCATGTATAATAAATTCTACAGATAATTTAGAAGATATTGTTATTGAAATTCTCAATTGGTTAATAATAAATGGTTATTCTAAAATAATAGATAAAAAATATTTGTATACATATGCATATAAATGTGGTAATAAATCAAATATTCCTGTTCTTAATTTTTTATTAAAAAATAATATATTAACTATTAGCTAAATATTTTTAAAATAATTTTTATTATATTAATTATAATAAAAATAAAACGTGTGTTTTATTTTTTAAAGTTTAAATTTTTTTGTACTTACGTACGATGTAATTTACGTCGTGATACCTTACGTGATACCTTACGTAATTTAAGAGATGATTTACGTGACCGATAGGGAGCTTTACGCGATTTACGTAATACTCGACGGGATTTACGTGACACTTTACGTGATTTACGGGATGCTCGACGTGAGACTTTACGTGATCGACGTGAGACTTTACGTGATCGACGGGACCCTTTACGTGATCGACGGGACCCTTTACGTGATCGACGGAACTCTTTACGTGAATTACGAATTACTTGTCGAGACCTACGTCGTAACATTCGATTAACCCCATTATCAGTAAGATTTTGTTTAATATGAGGACCAAGGTATTTACCTATTTCACCGTATATATCAGTTGGTAAGTTTAATTTTTGTCTGAATAATCTATCTAACTCTATTATCTCATTATCTTGTTCTAATGACTGACATTTTAAACCATGTCTTTGTTTATTTACTCGTTTTAAACACTCTAATTGTTTATGTCCTAATAACTTATTACAACCTAATTTCTCACGATCTAATAGAGCGCATCTTAATAGTTTTATAACAGACGGAATCGAAAAGCTACTTAAACGAGTTATACCATCGATTGTTAGAGTTGATATAACTCGTTTATTCTTTAATAATAATTTTATGATTTCAGTATTACCAACTCCATATACAATAGCCCTATTATATCTAGCACTAGGATCAACCCGTTCACCATTGGGACCTCGCCAATTTAATAATATTTTTACTATTTCAGTATTATCAACATCAACTGCATCTATAATAGCCTTATTATTCTCAACGGTAGGGTTAACCCATTCACCATTATGTTCTCGCCACCTTAATAAAGATGTTACAATTTTACTATCACCATTTGTAATAGCTGTAATTAATTGATCAATAGTATGAATTGTTATTTATTATATTTTAATATAATAAATATGAAAAAATAATTTTTAAATAATAACTATGGTGCCATCAAATTTAGTAAACTTCCAACCAGTAAAATTCTCATTGTAAATATATTTTTGATCGGTTAATACACTAATTGCAAATTCTTCGCCTATTCGTAACGATTCAATTGCATCTGATCTATAATGTACTCCGCCCATATTACGTCCAAAGGCTACATTAGTTGCTAATTTATTTAGTTCATTGCCAACGGTAAGTAGAGTATTGCCTGTATAAGGAACGAGTGATAATCCGTCGGCTGCTGGTACTACTGGATTCGGAATCTGGAAATTTTCATCGTAAAAGGCTTTAATAATAGTTACACAAGCTGCGGCAACTGTTGCATGACCAGCAGGATAACTAGGATGTACCGGTGAACCTTCTGGATACGCTTGTGGAAGTAAATAAGTACCGAATTTATTAAATACTTGTTCAAATACAGTGCTACTATTTAAATCGTTAGAGATGGGGTAATTGGTTGCACCAATTCGATTATTGTGAATTCGACCACCAAATGTTTCAGGACGTAAACGTTTATGAACAAACCATTTATGATACCAAGTAACTTTTAATGCTTTTTGGGCTACTTCTACTAACAGAGTATCCACATGTGGCTGACCAAACGTTGCAAATCCATCTTGAGTACTATTGTGAACGATATACGGATTTGTTGGATTATAAGGACATCCAATTCCATAATTTTGAGTTGCCGCAGAAGATGCATTCATAATAATTAATAAGGCGTTAAAATATGCTTCAAATAATACGTCCATATGGACCCATTTAGCCATATCGCGTGGATTACGTACATAACGAAGTTCTGGATCAAAAACTTGGTTTTCAAGAGGTACGTGACCATTTTGTATATTTAACCAATTAGCATAACTAGTCATATGATCAGTATTTGGCATATAAGTTTTCATCATTTGATTAATAGATAATGCACCAAAAGGAATCGGTAAATATAAAAATTGGGATATAAGTGGTCCAATTGTATCACCTACCGAATATCCAGCTCTAAATAATAATTCTGGAGTTACCACTCCATTCGCTTTAGGTCCACGAAAATCTGCTCGATTGGTTAAATCAGCAGAAGCTGCTTGGGTTATCGAAGTAAATCCTGGAACACCAGTGTAATAATCAGTATTCTGACCAGTACCAAAATCGTTAAAATTAACATCACGGCATAAAGCCATCCAATAATTCTCTATCATTTCATCAGCCATTTGATCACTACTAAAAGTTGGTGGTGGATTTGAAATTAAAGCTTGTGGATCTAAGCCTTCAAGATCAAAACACAATCCCGCTTGAGGATTTGTTAAACGACGAGCTCCACCTAATTTAATATTAGCAAAATCAACTGAGTTACCAGATGCAATAGCTTGTTGTAAAGTTGCATAATCAGTTAAATTGACTTCACCTAGCTCATTTGTCTTTATTACTTTAGTAAACGAAGCGATTTTATTAGAGTAAAGAGTTTCATCTCCATTGGTAGTTTGAATAGGACCTACTATAGCAGCATTATATTTCTTAACAGCTGCATCGGTAATAACATTTAAGGCAGCTAAAGGACGAGGATTCATATTTTTATAATTTCCATTCGATATTTCCGGAAAATTATTTGTAGAAACTTCAAAAGTTGCTTTAGATATATGGAATGACATTTTTATTTATTGTATATAATAAAAATTAAAAATAAATTAATAGTTAATAATAAATGAATAAATCTAAATCTAAACCGACTAATGAAAAATTATATAATCGTATTAAATCACTAGCCAAAAAAAAGTTTCATGTATATCCATCTATTTATGCTAATTCTTGGGTTGTAAAGGAGTATAAAAAAAGAGGTGGTACTTATAGTGGAAAACGTACGAATAAAAGTGGTTTATCCAGATGGTACCGCGAAAAATGGATAGATGTCTGTAAATTACCAAAACGTGTATCATGCGGAAGACATAAGTTATCTTCCAAAAAATGGAAAAGAGGTTATCCGTACTGTAGACCATCGGTTCGTGTGAATAAAAATACACCAGTTATTGCCTCTAAATTATCAAAAGCACAAATAAAAAGACGTTGTAGCCTAAAACATAAAAATCCTATTAGGCGTATGAGTGGAAAGAATATGTCACGTCGTAAGCCGTCACGTATGTCACGTCGTAAACCGTCACGTATGTCACGTCGTAAACAGTCGCATATGTCACGTCGTAAACCGTCACGTATGTCACGTCGTAAATAATAAAATTGAAAATATAATATTCATATTAATTATTATATTTAATATGAATATTATATTTAATAATCCAGATAACTCTTTATATATAGGTACAAAAATTAAACCTAAAATTAAACCTAAAATTAAACCTATATCTATTATACAATATCCATATGCGCAGTTTTCATACATATATTGTGTAATTCCAGAAGGATCTCCATCTTTTATAGTTAATGAGTATAAAAGATACATACCAAGAAACATATATATACCTCCTAATATAGAAGTAACTTATATACATGAAAATTTGTTCGTACTTTATGGATATACTAATAATCATCATCTACATATTATAGATGATATACTGTTTATTATATTATTCCATATCTAAAAATAAAATTGATATTTAATAATAAAAAATAATATATTAATTATAATTAAAATGAGTGTAGAACCAATTCTTAATCCAGATAATAGTCAATTAACTATGTTTCCAATTAAATATGATAAAATTCGGAAGTGTTATAAAGACCAAGTAGCTTGTTTTTGGACACCTGAAGAGATTGATTTCAGTAAAGATTATGAAGATTTTCTCAAGTGTTCACCAGATGAACAACATTTTATAAAGATGATTCTTGCTTTTTTTGCCTCTAGTGATGGTATTGTAAATTGGAATTTAAGTGAACGATTTATTAAAGATGTACAAATTATGGAAGCAAAGACTGCTTATACTTTTCAAATGGCTATGGAGAATATTCATTCGGAAGTATATTCGCTAATGTTAGAAAATTTAATTAAAAATAAAGATGAAAAAACTTATTTATTTGAAGCAATTAAAACAGTAGACTCGGTAAAATTAATGAGTGAATGGGCAATAAGATGGATTTCTAGTTCAGAAAGTTATGCTAAACGATTAGTTGCATTTGCGATTATTGAAGGTATTATGTTTTCTGGTGCTTTTGCTGCTATTTTTTGGATTAAAAAATACAAAGGTAATGGCAGTCAATTTTTACAAGGTTTGGTAAAAAGTAATGAGTTTATAGCCCGAGACGAAGGATTACATACAGTATTTGCGTGTGAAATGTATAAATTATTAGAAAATAAATTAACACAAGAAGAATTACAAAAGATTATTAAAGAAGGTGTAATTATATCCAAAATATTTATCACCGAGTCGCTTCCATGCCGACTTATCGGAATTAATTCTGATAGCATGTGTCAATATATTGAGTATGTAGCCGATACACTTTCAATTAATCTTGGTTACAATAAGATTTATAATTCAGATAATCCGTTTAGTTTTATGAATACAATTGGAATGACTCAAAAGACTAACTTTTTTGAATCGCGTCCAACCGAATATCAGCGTGCCAGTGTGTTTAATACTTCTAAAGTTATAATCAATAATGAAGATTTTTAAAAATATAAATTTTCAATGTAAATAAACAAATATTTTTAAACTTAAAGTCTAAAAATACAAACTTTATATTTTTAAAAAAGTTTTCCACACACATGGCATTGTGTGGAAAATTGATCACCCGAAAAAAGATTTATTTTTCCGAAAATAAACTGAAGAGAACCTATAAATATATATTAAATTTTTATTCTTAATATTAAGGTGTAATTTTATTATCTTAATAAAATTTACTAATAATTTTTAAGGTTGTTATATGTTTAAAATATTAACGTTTTAAAAATATTTTTTAGATTCAAATTTTTTTTTGGATTTTTTTCAATTTTTTTGGATATTTTCCAAAATTTTTTGGAATTAAAATTTAAAGAAATAAAATTATATAATAAAGATGAACAATAAGTGTGAATATTGTGATACAATTTTTAATAATATATCTAGTCTTAATAAACATAAGAAAAAAGCAAAATATTGTCTTATTAAACAAGGAAAAATTCAATCAAAAACAGAAGAAGAAGATATTGTATATAATTGTGAATATTGCGATAAAATTTTATCAAATAAGTATATTCTTATTGCGCATATAAATATATGTAATGTAAAAATAGAAAAAGAACAAAAATTAAGAGAAGAAACAAGAGATAAAGAATTTCAAAATGTTACAAATGAACTTGAAATAATTAAACAAGAATTACAAAATTATAAATATGAAATCAAAGCCAAAAAAGAAGAACAAAATAATTATGAACAACAATTAGAAAATAAAAATAAACAATTACAAGATCAGAAAAATAATTACGAGCGACAAATACAAGATCAGAAAAATAATTATGAGCGACAAATACAAGAAAAAGATAAACAAATAGAAAAACTTCAACACACAATAGCCTCTATTGCTGCACAACCTAAAACAGTTAATAATAATAATGAATTTGTAATAGAATTAAATCAGTCAGAAACACCAGAAGATAAAGAAAATTTAACTGAATATAATAATGAAGAAGAATACCAATTATTACCACTTGTAGTTGGTAATGGTATTACAATTGACAGTCGAGAAGATGGATATATTGATGTTACTAATCTATGTAAAGCAGGTGGTAAGAAGTTTAATGACTGGAATCGTCTTGATCGAACACACACCTTTTTACAGGCTCTAAAGTCGACGACGGGAATTCCCGTCGTCGAATTAATCCAATACATTATTGGAGGAAATGGTGAACGCCATACTTGGGTGCATCCACAAGTGGCAATTAATATAGCACAATGGATATCTCCAGAATTTGATGTAAAAGTATCTGGATGGATCTATGAAGTTATGCTAACTGGTAAAGTTGATATTAAAAATACGAAGAGCTATAGAGAATTACGAGCTGCAAATAAGGATAAAGAGTTAAAAATACAATATTTAACTAAAAAATATGTTAAACGACAACCTAGATTACAGTATGATGTTTCAAATGTAATCTACATATTAACCACACCAACGCATAAACTGGAAGGTAGATATATACTAGGAAAAGCCGAGAATCTTACAAATAGACTATCGGTGTATAATAAAACCGATGAGCATGAAGTAGTGTATTATCAAGGATGTCCAGACGAAAATAGTATGAAATTAGCAGAACAAATGGTATTTCATAATTTAGAACAATATAGAGAACAAGCAAATAGAGAGCGATTCGTATTACCAGATGGAGAGAATATAAATTTATTTATTAATGAGATTAATAGAACGATTAAATTTTTTACCAAAGAATAAATATTTTAAAATACTTTTTTGGAAAAATAAAATATAAAAAAATTTCCACACAATGCCATCTGTGTTGAAAATTGTTCGCCCGAAAAAAGATTTATTTTTCTAAATAAACTGAAGTGAACATATAAATCGATTATTTAGTATTTAAACTATAAAATATCTTTGATGAATATTTAAAAAAGTTTTAACACTGTAATTTAAAATTTAAAAAATATATAAAAAAATTAGTAAACTAAAGAATGATAATTTAACATTATCAGTAAAAAAGTAATAAACAATAAATATATATTATAAACTTTTCTTATTATAAATTACATGCCATACATAAATACAATATCTTTGGAAAAGATAAAAAGATATATTAATTATGAATATGAATTTTGCGGCTATATTTTCTACGATGTAAATAATCCCGACGAATTAAATATAATTAAAAATAACACAGGACCAAATGTAAAAATTGAACGCGGATCTTGTACTTATAAACATGGTTATAGAAGATGTATTTGGCATACTCATCCATATATTTCGAAAAGTTATCCAAGTCCAGAAGACCTTTTAAAAGTACTAAAACATCCAGATAATATAAAAATTAGTATATTATTTACAGCATGGGGGATATGGGAAATATCTTTAACCGATAGAGAAAATATTGATAGTAATATTATAACACATTTACCATATCATATTGATAAACTACAGAAAATATGCGATGTTTTATACAAGAAGACATATCAAAACAAAACTAACTATGAATATTCAGATAGTAAATACGAATTTATAAAAAATTTTATAATCAGTATTATGGAATATTATCCTATTAGTATTATATTTACACCGTGGAAAGATTTAACAGACATCTATATAATAAAATCAGATAGTATTTGTTCTTCAAAATAATTTAATTTTAATTAAAATTGAATTATCTATTTAAAATTAAAAAACTAAGAATAAAAATGTTTAATGTAATATTAGCAATTGACCCGGATAATGGTATTGGAAAAAATGGTATTTTACCTTGGAATTGCAAAGATGAAATAGAATTATTTAAAAAAAATACAATGGGTACGATTTTAATTATGGGTAAAAATACAGTTAATACCTTGCCGTATTTACCAAATAGAGAAATTTATTGTGTAACGAGTGATATATCTTTTAGTAATACAATAACTAATAATGTTAAATGTTTTACAACTTTTGAAAAGGCATTAGAACAAGCCCTGTTAGAAAATAGTTTAATGGAAGTTAAAGATATTTTTGTTGCTGGAGGTGCAAAATTATATAATTATGTGTTCACTAGACATTTCGATCTAATTAAAAAAGTTTATATATCAATTATGCATAATATATATGATTGTGATACATATGTGGAAATACCTCGGCAATTTGTTACAGAATCATATGTAAAATATGCAGATTTTGACTATTATATTCTTCAACCGCAAAAAGATGTTGAAGAATTCCAATATTTAAATTTATTAAAGGATGTACTTGTAAATGGAGATAAACGTAACACTCGTAATGGATATACTCTATCGCTATTTGGTAAACATTTAAAATTTGATTTACGTAATCAATTTCCCTTGCTTACTACTAAAAAAATGTTTACCCGTGGAATAATCGAAGAATTATTATTTTTTATTCGCGGAGAAACGGATTCAAAAAAATTAGAAGAAAAAAATGTAACTATTTGGAAAGGTAATACTTCTACTGAATTTTTAAAATCTATGAACTTGCCATATGCAGAAGGCGTTCTTGGACCATGTTTTGTGAAAGGTACTAATGTATTAACATCTAACGGTTATAAATCTATAGAAAATGTATTAATAACAGACTTGTTATATAGTCATTTAGGTAATTGGAAGGCAATTACAGAGATATTTATAAAAAATTATAAAGAAAATTTATTATCAGTCAAATTAAATGCACATTCTCCTATTGTTACTACACCAGATCATCCATTTTATGCACGTCGAGTAAGTTCTAATTGTTTTGGATTTAAAAATTTTGATCAACCTAAATGGATATCTGCAAAAGAACTAGATAATAATTATGTCGTGGGTATGAAAATTGAGAAGACTGATACTGAAGATAATTTTATGTTTTCACAATCCGATGAAATGTGGTTTTTGTTTGGATTATTTGTTGCAGGAGGTAATATTGAAAACGATATAGTATATTTATCTATTAATAATACTGATACTAACACAATAGATCGAGTAAAACCTATAATAATATTACAAATGGTACGTGAAATAGAAAATAAATACCGATTTTATGATGATAATATACGAATTTTACTACAAGAATGGTTTGGTGATGATATTTATACTAAATGGATACCAAATCAATTACACAAAGCACCAAATCATTTAATAAGGATATTTTTAGAAGGTTATTTAAGTAGTAATAATTGTATTGCAGATCAAGTAGCTGCTTTACCAAATTGCAAAAGATATACAATTGAATCAACAGATGTTGCTTATTCAATTCAACGTTTATACTTGAAACTAGGTTATATAGCTTCTTTATCTGTTATACACACTAAATTTAATGTACCTAATATACCTGAAAAAATATATTTATTAGAATTATACGAATATGAAAATATTTATCCAAATTCTTTTATCGAAAATGATTATTGTTGGTTTGCTGTAGAATGTACTAATATTGTTTTAAATTCAGAAACATTAGTATACAATTTTGACGTAGTAGATGATCATACTTATACAGTTGAAAATACATCAGTACATAATTGTTATGGGTATCAATGGCGATATTTTAATTCACCGTACATGACTGAAAGTGGTAGACCAATAATTAAGAAATTAGCTCATTTATCATATTATAAAGGGATAGATCAGCTTAAATATGTAATTGATTTAATAAAAAGTGATCCTACATCTAGACGTATCTTAATGACTACTTTTAATCCGATGCAAGCAAGAGATGGAGTGTTATTTCCATGTCATAGTATAACACTACAATTTTATGTACAGGATAACTATATTGATATGTTTTGTTATAATCGTAGTAGTGATTTATTTTTAGGATTACCGTTTAATATAGCATCATCATCTTTATTATTAATATTAATCTCTAAAGTATGTAAATTAACACCACGTTATTTTCATCTTTCGTTAGGTGATTGTCATATTTATGATAGTCATATAGAAGCAGTTCGTACACAAATAAGTAGAATACCGTATAAATTTCCTACTATTATGGTAAATGATGTTAATAGTATAGAAGATATTGAAAATATGTCATCTGATGATTTTAAATTATATGATTATTACTGTCACTCATCTATAAAAGCAGAAATGATTGTGTAAAATATATTATTTTTTTGTAGTATGCATAATTTTATTAGCATTACTTTCTGCAAATCCTTCACGTCCATCAATTCGTTGAACAAATTCAACAAAAGTATAAGGGACATCATGATATCCATCTTTAAAATAATATTTAAATTGACAAGATGTAGTACTGGCTTGTATTAATTTTTTATCAGAAGATACATTAAGTATTTCATTATTGGAGGTATTAAATGTATATCCATCTTTGCTCATTTTTTCAACCAGTTTTTCAATATTATCAACTTCTAATGCTACATGATTTATACTATTCCTATGTATCATAGTCCAAGCAACATATTGATTCTCTTTATGAATATGTTGATAATCTGAGTATGTGTATAGATCTCCAAAATTATAATTTTCTAAAGACATAATCATACTTAATCTATTCCAATCATCAGGTAAGTAATAAGAATTAAAAATTCTATTAAATAGTTTGTTATCATCTCTATTTTTATACCAATTAGCCTTTACATTATATTCCTGAAAATTATACTCTTCCTTTTGTATAATAAAATTATTATCGAATCTATTACTATTTTTATATAACGAACGAAAAGCAATATGATCAATACCTATAATATTATTTTTATACTGATCAAGTATTTTTCTATATATTTTTGTATTATTTTGAAATAATCGAAATTTATCACCTAATCTTATCATTTTATTTAAATAATAAGAATTTAAATAATAATTAATTATTTCTATTTATAGAATTAATAGAAATATCATAAAATAAATGAATAAAATATGTTATGTAAGTGTGTACCTTGATATTGGTAGATCAAAATGGAATAAATATCCTCGTACATTTGAAGATTATTTAGAACGTTTTTTACCTTATTTTACATTATTTAGTTCTGAGTCTGAAAAAGATCAGCATATGATTTTATTTATAGATGATCGTTATACTAAATTTTTAGAATCTCATATTAATAGCAATACACGTATACATTTAATACCAATAAATCTTGAATGGATGAAAACAAATTTACCTATGTGGCAAACATTAGAAATTGAAAAAAATATAATGAATTCTGAAAGTTATAAAAAATTAATTTCACATAGATCAGAATGTCCTGAAACATACTGTGCTGAATATACCCTTATTAATCATTGTAAAATAGATTTTATGAATTATGTTATTGATAATATATGTACTGATAGTATTATGTATGCATGGACTGATTTTGGGTTTTTTAGTAGGGATTACTTAATACCTAAAAGATTACTAGATATTAATAAATTTGACTTATCAAAGATTAATTATACTTTATTAAATGATTTTACTGAGTATGATAGAGATGTTTATTACACTTTAATGCATGCTCCAGAAAGAATTGGGGGATTTTTCTTTTGTGGAAGTAAAAATAGTATGAAAAAATATGGAGAATTATATCATTACGCCTTAAATTACTACCAATCAAATAATATAGCAGATGATGATCAAGCGTTAGCACAATTTTGTTATTTTCGTAATCCTGATATGTTTAATTTTGTGTATAAATCACCGATATGGCATCAAGTATACACTTTATGCCAACTGTAAATTTATATAATTTATAATTTATAAATTTATATAAATATTATATTTATATAAATGAGTGATTATAGTGATAATGAGTACGATATAAATGATGAAGATCGCGATGATGAGGATCGCGATGACGAGGATCGTTATGATGAAGATCGCGACGAAGAATATACTGATGAAGTTGAATATCGACCGAGTGTTAAAGATGTAGAAAGAGTCTCTCGGGGTAACATATTAGATAATATAGTTACTGATAAATTTGATCGAAATCCCTATACAGATTTTGTCGTTCGTGTTAATGCCATAAGTCTTGACTTAAATTCATTTGATAATTTTACCAATAAACTAAAAGATTCTGATATAAAAGAGATGATTGAATACGCAGCAAACATTCATAATATTCAGTATAAAAATCCAACTGCTTATATACTTGGATATATTGCAACTAATGGCGGTAAAAATATTGATAAGAAAAAGGTAGATTATCTAATAAAAAATGTATTGGATATTACAATGGATAGATCATCAGTTACCCCTCCTGATATTATACGATATAGTAGATTCTGGTTAAATTTTAAAAAATAAAATTGAATTAAAATACAAGTTATATAAAGGCATATAAATATGTCAAATAATAACTTAGAAACATTATGTTATAAAAATATAGCACAATCTATTACAGAAATGCCAGAGTTACTACAAGAAACTCTGTTTGATCATGGTATTATTTCTTTAAAAAAAAGCATTAAAAATGATATTGAAAATCAAACAGTAAATGAAATTTATGATTTAATGCCATCTTTAGTTTTTAATATTATTGAAGATATTATTACTAGCATGACCGTTAATGGAGCTATTCGTAAAGATTATTATACTGTTTATGCAAATATTTCACCGCGTATATTGAGATGTGCTATAAATACAGCTGAATTAACAATACAATGTTTAGAGCATCGCTATATAGAAAATGCTTTCATTAAGAATAAAAATAAAAAAAATTATTATTTATAATTAAATTATATATAATACAAATGATAATTTATCACTATTTTCGCGAAAATGGGTTGTTTAATGGGACAACTATTACTGCAAAAGATATACCTCTACCACCAAATAGCACACTTATTCAGGTACCAGTATTATATGGTAAGCAAAAAGCTGTATGGAATAATATAAATAATAACTGGTCTATAATTACAATATAAATTTATTTTTTTAATGCTTTTCGTAATCCTAAAATTTGTCGATAACAATCATGTAAAGAATGATGCTTAATTAGACTTTCGTATTTTATATCAGCTAATCTTATATTATACAATTTCATTACAGTTCGACAATCCATAACATTCCAAAAATTCCAGGGTACTTTACATTTACATAATTCGATTGCATTTGATAATATAACACAATCAAAATCAATACCGTTAGCCCAAACAACATTATTTGTACTACCAAACCACACAATAAATTCTTGAATAGCTTGTGTTATTGGTATACGATTATCAAGACTAAATACTTCACTTTTTGCATCTTCTGTTTGATTATTCCACCAATTAACCGTATTTGAATTGATATCCATCCCTAAATCTACACATGATTGGATATCAATTTTACGATAAAAAGTATCTAATTTGTCTAATTCAGGTAAACTTTTATCATGTAGCGAAAATTTAATGGCACCTATTGACAAAATAACTGCATTATTTGCAGTAGAATATGTCTCTAAATCAATCATAATATTCATCTTTTATTTATATTTAACTATGTAGATCTTTAAACTAATATTAATAGTACCATGCTGTACATTTTTTTGAAGGTCTTCTTGCGCAATATTGTAGTTTATCGTAATCAGCTAAATATAATTCTTTTCTAGCATGGAATATATATATAGACATGAGTATAATAAATAATACACAAAAAAATATATAAATTGCTTTCATTTAATTTCTACAATATTTTAATTTAATAATAAATTATATAATTATAAATATGAACAAGCAGATAGAAAATTTTTGTAAAACTAAACATTTATATATACTCATAGATTTACCTTTTTATGTTCAACAATTATTTTTATATTATGCGCATCAAAAATTATCTAAAAAGATAGATATTAGAACAGATCAGATGTTATTATGTAAAAAAATACTTAATTTTTTTTATACTATGCCTTTAAATTATAAGCCTAAATTGCATAATTTTGGAAACACTTGTTGGGTAAGTGCTTCTATATGGTTTATGACATCTATGCAATTATTACTAAATATGTTATATAATTATAAAGAGAAAGATAGTTTACATCCAGTTTTAAAATTTTTAAGCATAAATATGAACATAAATACTGATATTGATAATCGCCAATATGCAATAAGTGATATTGATACTTTTAAAGAGAGTTGTGTAGTACTGGACATAAATAAAAAATTATTAGGAGAACAACTAGACATATCCGATAATGTTTCTGCTATCATTGATATTATTCCAGATAAAATTAAAAATCAGTTATTTTGCACTTCAAATATAAAAAATAATAGCGAATTAGTGTTTAATAACGTAGAAACAGATAAAAAAAAAGTATATAAAAAGTTAATAAAACAACTTAATCAAATAGCATTTGACATAAGAGAAAATGAGAATTTTAGTCTTGAAATAAACCAAAAATATTTTAGTGATAAAAATTCTGATATAGAGCTTAAACTTGATCTTATTAATGATACTAAATTTTTTAAAGATATTTTTCCTAATAAAAAACGTTTATCAATTGATTTATACTGTAATAATGTTGATAAAACTGATAGTGAAAAACGAATATGTGATTTTTTATCTACATATAAAAGCTGTATAATACTTCAAGAATTCACACCAAGTGTAAAGAAAAATATTATAAACTATGAACTTATATTACCTATTTCTAATTATTTTTCAGTTCAGGAATATTTTGATAGTATATTGAGTAATCCGATTAATACTCGTATAGATGAATATAAATTATTTAATATTAAACGATTAGAACAAATAGATATTAATATAAAACATAAAACATACATAATTATTAAACTAGGTTATAATTATACAGATAACAATAGAATTGTATTACCTAATAATTTTACAATTCAAGAAAAGCTAAAAGTACAAAATATTAATTTTGTATTGACAGCTGTTGGAATGAAAAGTGGTAAAATTACAGGAGGACATTGGTGGTGTTTAGTAAAAAATATAAATAGCAATAATCAAGGGTACATTAAATACGATGATATGGATAATGATAATGCTAAAATAGTAGACATAGATAAAATTAATAAATTTAGTAATTCTAAATATGCATCTTTATTATGTTATACATGGAATGGAATTTAAAAGAAACTAACTATAAAAAATTATTTAAAATTTGTAAAATAGTTTATATAAATAAAATGAATAATAATCGTTCAACTTATAGAAATCTCATTAATTTTGGTAGCAACTCTTATGTACCAACAAATGATCCACTTACATATGCTATTAATGATGAAATGGATCAACGTTTTGTTCACGGTATGTCATCTCCTGATACAATTGGACAACATGGAAAAGCATCACAAGCCTATCTCTCTGATTATTGTGCAGAAAAATGGGATAATTTTTGCGAACTAGCATCGTATAATACGAATAGATCATACCCTAATAATCTACAACCATGCGAAGCACCAAGTGCAGTAGCATTAGGATTGAATGCTGGAGAGATTTTAATATATAACACAGCTTCTAAGAAATATTTGAAAAAAATGTTGAACTGTAAAAAGAAATATGAATCATTTGACCCAAATGTACCTAATTCACCAATGATCAGTTATTGGGTAAGTAATAATTGTAATTATACTTCAAGTTGTATTCCAGTTTACGCAGTAGATCCAAAAACTATCGATAATGATATTGTAATGGATAAAATATTGGAAAAACCTGCAATAGCGATGGATATATTAATAAATATTTATAATACTATGAAACGCGAGGGTACCTTTAGTCAACTAAAAGGGACAAAAATTGGAAATTTTTACAATACTAATAAATATTTTAAAGCAAAAATCGGAAATTAAATAATATTTAAAAAATTATTTATATAATAAAAAACTATGTCTTTTTCTATTAAGAAAGCTGGACTTAAATCTAGTAGCGTAGTACCATCAACCGCTATTAAAAATTCATCTACATCTAAACCAAATGAACAACAATCGGTAAATGTACCTGTACAACCACCTTCTAGTGGTATTTCCATACGTCGAAGTATTACATTAAATGAAAATTATCGTTAAAGCAGATTAAGTTTAAAGATTTGTCTATATTATATAATATATATTATATATTATGGGTATTAAAAAAGAATTAATATACCCTGTATTTTTAGAATGTTGTGTTTTTACCGAAGACAATTTTTGGCAAAATATTTTTGAAGATTTGGCATATGGTAAATCACCATATGGTACATATATAAATAAAGATTGTTTATGTTGTAATTACAAAAAAAAAGAATTCAACTATTTAATTGAACGAAAAAATCCAGAACAATTATATAATGAAATATATGAATTATTATGCAATAAATTGGGATTGCTCTCAAAAAAGCAAAAAATTATGAAAAAGTTAGAACTTACTAATATGGAAGAAAATTTAAAGGATTGTATGCAATCTTGGAATAATATAAAGATAAAAAATATCAAAGACTTACTAATTCAAAAATATGTTATTTCTATGCGGGAAAAATATGGGTTAACTATGAAACAAGCTAAATATTTACATTCCACAATTTTTACAGCTATGGTGTTTAAAGTGATTACTAATAAAGATATAAAATTTAAAGATGGTATTATTACCAATATAGATGGTATAGATTTTGTAAAACGACAGATAATTGTAAAACGAGATTTGTATAATATTCAACATAATTTTATCCCACAAATTATATTAGATAAAAAATTAATGTTTGACCTATGGGATAAATATATAACTAAGATCGCTAAACTAACGAGTTAAATTTTAAAATTGATTTTTTTAAAATTTAAATTTATATTTTATATAACTAATAATATGAAAGTAGTAAATAGAAATAATATTGAAGAAAAAGTTTCGTTTGATAAAATTATCGATCGTTTAACACCTTTATCTAATGGTTTAGATCCATTGTATATAGATCCCATTAAAATTGCTCAAGAAACTATTAAAAATATGTTTAATGGAATTACAACCGAACAATTAGATGTATTATCGGCCGATATTTGTTCGGCTAAAATTAGTGAACATCCGGATTTTAATGTAATGGCAACTCGTATTAGTGTAAATCGTTTACATAAAAATACCGATAGTGATTACTGTTCAGTTGTATGTGAATTATATAATTTAAAATTAGTATCTACAGATTTTTACAATTTTGTAGTTACTCATGCTGTAAAGCTTCAAGATATGTTAGTATATGAACGGGATTATTTATTTGATATTTTTGGGTTAAAAACACTTGAACGTTCCTACTTGTTAAAAAATAAATTAGACAAAAATGTCAAAATTGTTGAGCGACCGCAGCATATGTTTATGCGTGTAGCTATTCAAATTCATGGATTGTCAGTTGAAGATGTAACGGATACAGAACGTCTAGATAACATAAAAAAGACGTATGATTTAACGAGTACATTGTATTTTACACATGCTACTCCGACTTTGTTTAATGCAGGTACAAAGACACCGCAATTATCGTCATGTTATTTACTTTCTATGGACGATAATATTGAGAATATTTTTAAAGTAGTTGGTGATATTGGAAAGATTTCTAAATGGGCAGGAGGTATAGGTGTGCATTTATCATCTATTCGATCTAAAAATTCACTTATTCGTGGTACAAATGGTACATCGGATGGTATTATTCCCCTTTGTAAAGTATTAGAAACTGTGGGTCGTTATATTAATCAAGGGGGTAAAAGAAATGGAAGTATTGCAGTATATCTAGAGCCATGGCATGGGGATATTTACGAGTTTATTGAATTACGTAAAAATACAGGTGACGAAAATTTACGTGCTCGTGACTTATTTTTGGCATTATGGGTATGTGATCTGTTCATGACACGTGTACAAACAGATGAAATGTGGAGTTTATTCTGTCCAGACAAATGTCCAAAGTTAAATGATACCTATGGTTCAGAATTTGAAGAGTTATATCTTAAATATGAAAATGAAAAACGATATATTAGACAAGTAAAAGCAGCAGATTTATGGCGACACATTTTAGAATCACAAATCGAAACAGGTATGCCATATATGTGTTACAAAGATCATGTAAATCGCAAGAGTAATCAACAAAATATTGGTGTTATTAAAAGTAGTAATTTATGTTCAGAAATTATGGAAGTTTCTAATACTGAAGAAACTGCCGTTTGTAATTTAGGATCTATTTGCCTTCAACGATTTGTCGAAAATGGAGAATATAACTTTGCAAAATTACGCGAAGTAACTTCTATTTTAACTAAAAATTTAAATAAAGTTATTGATGTTAACTTTTATCCAATTCCAGAGACAAATTTTTCGAATATGAAAAATCGTCCAATTGGTGTTGGTGTACAAGGTTTAGCAGATACTTTTTGTTTATTAAAGATTCCTTATGATAGTGCAGAAGCACTTGTATTAAATCGTAAAATTTTTGAGCATATTTATTATGCATCTCTCCAAGCATCTATGGAAATCTCCATGAAAGATGGTTATTATGGTTCTTTTCCGGATTCACCTTTTTCACGTGGTCAATTGCAATGGGACATGTGGAATATCAATCCAAAATCTTTAAGCACTGAACTTGATTGGAATACATTAAAAGCGAATATTATCAAATATGGTACACGGAATAGTTTGTTAACTACGTGTATGCCAACTGCTAGTACTTCCCAAATTATGAGCAGTAATGAATGTTTTGAACCGTTTACAAGTAACATATACGTACGTAAAACATTAGCAGGTGAGTATGTGGTTGTTAATAAGTATTTAGTTAAAGATCTTTTAGAAGCTAATTTATGGAATAAGGAAATTTACAATGAAATTTTATATTTTAATGGAAGTATACAAAAAATTGATAATATTCCTAAAAATATCAAAGAGCTATATAAAACAGCTTATGAAATTAAGCAAAAAGTATTAGTAGATCTATCTATTTCAAGAGGACCATTTATTGATCAGAGTCAATCGCTTAATATATTTATGGATGTTCCCGATTTTTCGCGTTTATCAAGTTCACATTTTTATGCTTGGAATAACGGTCTTAAAACAGGTTTGTATTATTTACGAACAAGTGCAGCAGTTGATGCTATTAAATTTGGCATTGACGCAGAAATATTAAAAAAAATTAAGATAAAATATACAGAACAGAAACCATGTCCGTATCGTAAAAAAGGCGCTCCGATTCCAGAAGGTTGTGAAGTATGTAGTTCGTAAATAATAAAATTGAATATAAAAATTATTTTTTAGATATTTATATTATAATGACAAGCGAATATTATAATATAACTTTAGAATTTTTAAAAAGTAAATTTCCAGAATTTGTTGATTTTAATCATGCTAAAAAACATTACTTAATATTTGGTAAACCACAATCTGGTAAATCAGTTTTTACATTTGGAATTGCCTTATTACATATTCTTAAAGGTACTTCATGTGTAATGGTATTAAGAGATTCCACGAAAGATGCGTTGCAGATTAAAAATAAAGCTAAATTATTCTCAATCGAACATTCTAATTATATGAAAATGATCGGAAAATCTGATTGTCCTAAATTAGAAGTTGTATTAGCAAATGCAATATCTTCAAATAGAAAAACTGGTGATTTAAGCAATTATGAACCTATATTAAACGCTATAACAGGAGATAAAAAGAAATTAATTATTGCTATGAATAATGGTTATCAATTACAATATTTAAATCGGGTAATTTGTGAACATATATCGCATGATTTTAATAATATAGTACTGTTGACAGACGAAGCGGACGAAGTAGGATATGCCGTGATTCATACCGAAAAACAACCGCATTTTCACGCATCTTTAGAATACAAGGAGATGTATGATAGGGCGCAAAATGTATATGAAATTAGCGCTACAATATTTGATATATTAATTGGAAATGAAGATCTAACTAATAAAAATATTATTGTACTTAACCCATCAAGTACATATAAAGGTATAGAAAATAGCTTAAATTTTATTATTTTAAAGCATAAAGTACTACCATGGTCAGTTGATGATCCAATAATAAGCGATCTTAATTTAATCCCAATATATAATGAACTGAGTAATAAAAACATATTTATATCATCTCAATATAATTGTCCTATTGATCATCCGATAATAATACTACATAAAACAAATACCAGACATGCTCATCATGATGCATTTTATGATTATTTTATAGACAATAAAGAGTTTAATAAAATATGGACCGTTATTACAGAGGACAGTAGAGGTATTAGAATATATAATAAACACTTAAAGTCAAAAACTATAAAAATTTGTAGAGAAAAATTAGTTGATAAAGACGGATCAGGTGTTTTTAACTTTACTAATAGTAACATTGATATACAAGATATACTACAATACTTTATTGATAATGGAGGTGTTAAAAAGTTTAGTCATATTGTAATTAAAGCAGGTTTAACAGCTGGTAGATGTCGTAGTTATGTAAGTACAAATGGTCAATGGCATTTAACACATATGTACTATATACCTAGTAAAGGAGTAAAAGTACCTCAATTAATTCAATCTTGTCGATTAAATCATGATCGTCCTGATAATATTCCACTTACAATGTATGCTCATAATAAAACTATTAATGATATACAAAAAGGTAATACTTTACAAGATGAACAATTAGATCGTCTTAATAAATTAAAAACTGAAAGTTATACAAGTGATCAAATAGAAAAAGAAATTTGGAATATTAATAAAGTACCCAAATCTAAATTATGTGTAAGTAAATTACATAATAATTTTAAACCTATTACAATTCATCAAGATGATAATGGTTGGGATATATCTCAATATACAAAAACAATTACAAATATACAAGAACTTGATGAAACAGAAACTAAATATTATCTTATAGATCCTGAAAATATGAAAATTGGAACCATTGGCCGTGTAATTATCGATGAAGTGATTAAACAAATAATTATACATAAAAAAATAGGTAATACAGTATTACGAACAGTTATAAATAAATGGTTAATGGATACGGGTAAAGATGAATTTAAATATACCGATCAGATTAATGGGATGTTTGATAGTTTTATTAAAAATAAGATGGAAATAGTGTATAATATAGATACTACTGGTCTATTATACTGGAAAGAAAATAAAAGATGGTATCTACAGTTAAATTCTTAAAATGTAAACTTATTATTATTTAAATAAATATATTATTTAAGTAAAAAATGTATAAAACAGTTTTTAGTTTAACAACTATTCCATCTCGTATAGATAATCTATGGATGACACTTCATTCTCTATTTAATCAGACTTTTAGACCAGATCGTATTATAGTAAATGTACCACATAAGAGTACTCGATTTAATACTGAATATATTATTCCAGATTTTCTGCAACATATGCATAATATAGGTAATATTGAGATTCACAGATGTGATGACTACGGTCCAGGTACAAAACTTTTAGGTTTATTTAGTCACCCTAATATCGATAATGATACAGTTATTTTTGTATTTGACGATGATCGTGTATATAACGCAGATATAACAGAAAAATTATTAACAGCATATACTGATAATAATTCTAACGTATCAGTTGGTAGTGTATCTGGTATGTTAGAAAAACATCAATATAATTATTATGCTTTTTATTTTATGGGATTTTCAGGTTATTTAACATGTAAAAAATTCTTTACAGATGATATTTTTGAATGTACCAAATTAAATATTCGTTATGCAGATGATCATTATCTTAGTTATCACATACTAAAAAACAACTACAGAATATTTGGTTTAGAAGATATTAATATACATAATAATACATATGCTCCTCGTATGTCTGATAATGAATTTATAGATTCTTTACGTTCAATAGAACATGTAGATTTAAATGATAAGAATTTAATAAAAGAATGTGATAAATATTATAAAGAAAAATACAACTTTGATATTGAAGAATATAAAAAATCTCTAGAGAATATATAAGCGTGATAAAGAACTCTTATATATTAATACAGCTTCTTTACCTTTACATGGCTTTTTTGTACCACTGGTCTATTATACTGGAAAGAAAATAAAAGATGGTATCTACAGTTAAATTCTTAAAATGTAAACTTATTATTTAAATATATTATTTAAATATATGTATAATTTAAATAAAAATGTATAAAACAGTTTTTAGTTTAACAACAATTCCATCTCGTATAGATAATCTATGGATGACACTTCATTCTCTATTTAATCAGACTTTTAGACCAGATCGTATTATAGTAAATGTACCACATAAGAGTACTCGATTTAATACTGAATATATTATTCCAGATTTTCTGCAACATATGCATAATATAGGTAATATTGAGATTCACAGATGTGATGACTACGGTCCAGGTACAAAACTTTTAGGTTTATTTAGTCACCCTAATATCGATAATGATACAGTTATTTTTGTATTTGACGATGATCGTGTATATAACGCAGATATAACAGAAAAATTATTAACAGCATATACTGATAATAATTCTAACGTATCAGTTGGTAGTGTATCTGGTATGTTAGAAAAACATCAATATAATTATTATGCTTTTTATTTTATGGGATTTTCAGGTTATTTAACATGTAAAAAATTCTTTACAGATGATATTTTTGAATGTACCAAATTAAATATCAGATATTGTGATGATCATTATCTTAGTTATCACATACTAAAAAATAATTATAAAATATTTGGTTTAGAAGATAAAGAATTAGAATATAATACATATATTCCACTCCTTAATGATAATGAAAATGTAGATTCTTTATGTAGAATAGAAGATAAAGATTTAAACGCTAAGAATTTAATAAAAGAATGTTATAAATATTATAAAGAAAGATACAACTTTGATATTGAAGAATACAAAAAATATCTAGAGAATATATAATCTTTCTTTATCACGTTTCCACACTAATACGGCTTCCTTACATGGTTTTTTGTATTCGCTAATAAATATTATATTGTTTTTACTCATATTTATACACCAATCTGTAAATTTACTATAATCAAAATCAGAATCATACTTATCTTCGATAGAATATACATTCCCAGTATTTTTATATGGTGGATCGCAATATATTATATAACCAGATAAGTTAGAAAATTTGGTATAATCACATCCTTTGATATTTACATCTATAATTTCTTTACCAATTTCTTTCATTTGTATAGCTTGATGTTTAACATTATTGGGAGGAAAAAATGTACCTCTAAAAATACCTCTAATAGAACAAGCAAATCCTAAAAATATAGCATTTAGAGATTGATCATTACTAGTTTTCATCTTATAATACATATTTTTAGAACATGTAGTAGGTGGATCAAATCCATTTTGAATAGCTTTCCATAGTTTAACAAGATAATTATTACGATCTCCTGCTTTATACTTTAATTTATATTGTGAAAATAATTTTGGTATATGCCGATATACTCCCATCATACCACAAAATGGTTCACAATATCCTTTTATTTTAAAATCAGATTCTTCAGCAAAAATAGTAGATTCCTCATATATTATGTTTGCAATTTCTTTACCTTTATATTTTTTACCTCCAGGATAATATGTCATATTTATATTATAAAATAATTTATTACTTTATAATAATATTTTTATATTATGTATGGTTAGATAATAGATATTATTTAATTTTTAAAATTAGTTTATAAAATTGATTTTAAAAAATAGATACTAACATTAAATACAAACTTATTATATTATGAATAATTGTTCTTTTTTTATTCCATCTAAAGCTTTATTTGGTGGATTTCCCACTCAAGAGGAAACTAATAATTTAGAGATAAAAGGTGTAAGATATTTTGTAAATTTAACTTGTGACAATGAAGATAAAATTTATCCATATACTACAATATACAATAAAATATCATTTCCAATCCATGATCGAAATATACCAGATAATATATCTGAATTTTCTGAATTTATTATTAAGATTAGTAATATAATTACTAATCTTAATACAGATGAATTGGTTTATATTCACTGTAAAGGAGGGCATGGAAGATCAGGTATTGTTGTAGCTTGTGTATTATGTTATTTATACAATATGGATGCTGAATCAGCTATTCAATATACAAATACATGTCATAATACTCGTATTAATATGAAAGAGAAATGGAGAAAAATAGGTTCACCTCAAACTATACAACAAAAAAATTTTGTACATCTATATAAAAATTCAATTACATAGAATCTTCTTTATTTTCCATGATTTCGATTACGAATACTAGTTGAACAATTATGACAGTTTTTAAGTTGAATAGGTGATTCATTTATTACTTTTTGTACTTTTTCGTAAACTGGTTGTTGAGTGATAACATAATTTAAAAATTGGTCATTACCGGGATATTCATTATTATAAAATTGAGGCTGAATTTCATATGCATTATATAACGCACTATTTAAAGATATGTATTTATTATTATCTGTTATAGCTATAGTTTTTGGTGTACAAATGTTTTCTAAAGTTCTATACGACATATTTTATCTTATACTTGATTAATTATTTTTATACTTAAAAAAATAATTAATATTAATAAAAGAATGTCAAATACACGATTTCTCGAAATAGATAGTACTTATAGAAATCGCAATTTATGGCCTTATCCCGGTCAATTTGAAGTCCCGATTTCTCAATCCGGTAGAAAATCTAAAATGGATGCAGTTGATCCTGTAAGTTTAGGAACACCACTTAATAGTTGGACTTCAAATTCATTTAATAGATCACTAGCTGGAACTAGTGCAAGTGTTAGTGCGATTATAGCATCTGTGAGTGATGCACCTATAGCTGCTACTAACACAACTACTACATTTATCGTAAGAGCAACATTAAATAGTTTACAAACATTAGAAAATTATTATTATAATGCAGTTATTACAAATACATCAATTTCTGCTAGTCGTAGAATTGTTAATTACCAATTTTTATATTCTGATATCGCTGATATTGCTATAATTACTGTAAATTCTCCATTTTCAGATATTTTCGCGGATGGTAATACTATTATTATATCAGATCCAAGTGATTTATCTTCATCAACTGCACCTTATTTATTTGTACCTGCAGGTAGAGCAGGAGATAATGCCTATCCTGGAAATGTTGGTACACCTAATAATAATGGTTATATAATTTATAATGAGACAAAAAATCAATATAGACAAATTGCTGATTATACAAGTGTTACAAGTATATTAAGTATATATGCAAATAATCCTATAATTGGATGGTCTGTAAGTGACCAATATTCAATTAGATACGATATACCAATTAGTTATGGTACTATTACAAGTAGTAGTATTAATGGTAATACTATAATTATTGGATTATCTGTACCGTTTACACAAAATTATTTAAAACAATTTTTACGAATTACTTCAGCTGGTAGCGCAGCTTATAATCAAATTGGACAAATTTGTGAATATAATAGTATTACAATGACTTATACCGTTTTACCGACTACAACTTATCCCAAATTAAATTTACCATCGGTTGGTAATACTTTTGAAATATTAGAATTTTCATATGATAATTTATACCCTTTTGTTTATACTGGTAGTACAGTTTCTCAACAAGAAATGGTTTGTTATGAAATTGAATTATTAAGTCTAACTTTACCGAATCAAACTTTATCAGTTGGACAAGGTAGTCGAATTGCTTTTTATCCATATTTATATGTTGAAATAGCAAATGTATCAGCTTCAGGTGCAGGTCTTAAAAATGTTCTTTATTCAAATAATCCAAATGCGACTAAAATGATTTTTAAATGTGCAAGTACAGATGTATCAAATCCATTAATTACATCTTTTGTAACACTTGATGGAGATGGTGCAAGACAAACTATTAAATTTAAACCTAATGATAATTTATTATTTTCAGTACGTTTACCTAATGGAAATATATTTGATACTTTTAGATATGAAGCATTTTCTCCATGTCCTCCCGATGCTTTATCTCAAATATCTGCAATGTTTAGTATGAAACGTTTATAAATTAAATTATCTAAAGAGTAAATATATTATATATAAAAATGTCAGTCGAAATTGATAATTTTATCGGAAAAGGGCAAATTAAAGAGGCAATTGAGCAGTGTTATAGGGAAAATCAAAATAATTTAGGAAAATTAATTAGTATGATTTCTACTGTGTCTGATACTTCTGTCACCGCAAAATCTAATACAGAAATATCGAATGATAAACATACTACTATTTCTAATACAGAAATATTTAATGATAAACATACTACTACTTCTAATACAGAATCTACAAAAGTTGATACAACTACTATCGATACATCTATTAAATACACTAGAGTTATGTTATTATGCAATTGGTTACCATCTGAAGAATTATGTAAAATATGGAATAAAATGAGCAAAGGAAATTTTATTTGGAATAATATTAAACTTGTATCAAAACATCCAGTTGATTATTTTGTTGTTATTAATTCTGTTCTTCATACTAATTTTATGTATAATATAAATACAGATTTAGAAAAAACTATTTTATTTCGAATGGAGCCTGATATGGATACTACAAATATTGAAAAATGGGGTTTTTGGGCTAATCCGACCCGTAATATTTTCAAATTTGCCGGATTTCATGATGTCCACTATAATAATTTAGAATGGCATATATCTAAAACATATACTGAATTAACTAATGAAAATATTGATAAAAATAGTATATATGCAAATATATTATCAACCGTTTTATCAGATAAATATAATGATCCAGGGCATATTAAACGAGTTGATTTTGTTAAATTTTTAGAATCAAAAGACTTTATTGTTGATGTATATGGCAGTAATTCATTTAAATGGCGTAGTTATAAAGGTGCATTACCATATCATCAAAAAGATGATGCTTTATTACCTTATAAATATACTTTTAATGTTGAGAATCGCCAACTCAAAAATTATATGACAGAAAAATTAGTAGACGGTATTATCTCTGAATGTTTAACTTTTTATCACGGATGTCCAAATGTAGGAGATTATATTGATGAACGTGCATTTGTATATCTTGAACTAATAGATTTTGAAAATGATTATAATATTATTAGAAATGCGATTGAGAATAATTTATGGGAAGAACGACTACCTTATATTAAAGCTGCAAAATCAAAAATTTTGAATGAACTAAGTTTTTTCCCACGTTTAGAAAAAATTATTAATTAATTTATATATTTTTATTTAAAGGTAATTTTCATTTTAATTAAAATGAAAATTGCAGTATGTTCACTACATATTGGCGAAAGGTATAAAGTAACTACTAAATTAGGTCGAGATTCAAAAATTAAATATTGCGATAAGCATAATTATGATTATATTGAAGATGAAAGTGTATATGATAATACAAGACCTATACAATGGTCAAAGATACTTTTATTAATTAAATATTTACAAAAGTATGATTATTTGGTTTGGATTGATGCTGATACCATGATTATGAATTCAGATATAACATTAGAATCAATAATCAATACTTATTCAAATGGAAAAGATTTTTTAGCATGTCTTGATAATGGTATTGTTATTAACACAGGTGTATTTTTTATTAAAAACACAGAATATGCTTTAAGTATATTAAAATTGATATATACACAAACCGATTTTATATATCATAAATATTGGGAACAAGGTGCTTTTATATATTTACATAGTAATAATATAAATAATTTAATTAATAATACTACTATTTTAAGTCCAAATATGCAATATATATTTAATTGTTCAATTTATAAGTATAAAGCAGGATATTTTTTAATACATTTTCTCGGTATTTCTAATCTAGATCATTTAGAAAAAGTAATGGAAGATTTTTATCCATATAAAAAAGAAAATGAAAATGACTATATGTTTGAACATAGAAAATCATGGTTAAATAACTATAATATATAAATTATAAAGTTTCAGGAATTATTAATTTATCAATAACGTGAATAATACCATTACTAGCTTGCATGTCTTTATGTATAATAGTTGCTTCGTTATTGATATAAGTACGACCTTTCAAATTAGTAATAAATAATCTGTTAGGTGAATCTTGAGTTAACATAAAAATTGAAGGACTGTATTCCAATATATCAGATGTTATTTTACGATTAAGAGTGCTTGATTTAACAATATGTCTAGCACTTGAATCATCCATATTAATAAATAAATTTTCAGCTTCTTTTCCTAACATTTGATCTGATGGTACAAATAGCGTAAAATTAGCTTGTTGTTTTCCGTATAAATCTGCTAGATTAGAAATATTTAACATATGACGCATATAAGTCATATCTGGATGTTTATCGATAATATCCATAATAGAATTTGGGCAGTATGCTTTTTTTGGTAATGATCCCCGTAAATCGGGTATATCAAACATATGTGTAAAATTATATGATTGAGTATATGGACCATTTGATGTCATTTTTATTTAAACATAAGAAAAACTTTAAGTTAAAAAATAAATTATTAATTTTTCAAACTTATCTTAAATTTATTTTCACTTTCTTTTAATTTGTCAACAACTATAATTAATACTCCATTTTTTCTATCAACATGTACATTTTCTTTTTTAGTAACACTAATGGGTAAAGTAATCGTCTTAGAAAATTTGCCATATGAAATATTATTAACTAATATAGATTTAGTACTATAATACGATATTCTATTACCTGTTATAATAATATTATTATTATCGACATTTATTTCAAGTGATTCTTCATCAATACCAGGGATATCTACATATATAGTTATATAATTAGAAATTTCTACTATATCATACGGTAATTTACACAAAGTATTTAAATCAATACCTTGTGATTTTAATAAATGTAGTACTCTATTATCATTAAAACTCTGATAAAGTAGTTCAGAAAACGAAGACATTTTATATATGTATTTTTATCTTTAAACTATATCAAAATAAAATTGAATATTTTTAATTAAAAATATAGATAGTAATTATAATGCGAAAAACTGCAAAAAAGAATATTAAAAATAAGACTATTAAAAATAAATCTAAGACTAAATCTAAGTCTAAATTAGTTAGTAAAAATAAAGCACGATTAATTACAAAAATACATAAAAGGAAACGTAAAACAAAGAAATCTTTAGCATATTCAGATGATGAAAATGATCCTCTACCTATTAAAGCAGATGATAAAATTAATGAGAAAATTGAACAAATATATAAATTAATAAATGCTATTAATATTATAGATAATACATGTTTAACATAATCCTACTATTCGCAATTAATTTTGTATATATTTATATACAAAATTAAGTTATTGTTATAAAAAATTTATTCATCTATATTTAACTTGTTTAATCTATCCATTAATGTTAAAGGTTTTGCGACAATAGTTTGTATAGGATCTACCGTTTGCATGGGCAGATTTATATGAATATCTTCATTTTTTGCTTGAATATATGATTTAATAGGTAATTCATCTTTTTTTGTATTAAAATAATAATATAAAAATACTAATAGACCAGTTATTGCTAAACATATCAGAATATTTCGTATATTAAAAAAACTTGTTGATATTTCATGGCTATCATTTAGAGTATGAGGCAAAGATGGTAATGAATTAGATTCTTGACGTTCTGGTATCTCTTTTTTATCAATTTTAACTGTGCATTCTGTAGGTTTATCAGATTTTAAAATTAAGAAATAATTTTGGTAATTTCCATTATCAGTGACGATATTTCCAGATATAGTTCCGTCTGCTTTTTTAAATTCAATATCTTTATCTGAATCTAATGTTTTTTGGTCTACTACTAATGCTTCAAACGGCGATTTATCATGTGTTACTACTGTAAAGGTAAGGTCAAAATTAGTCGTATCACCATTTAAATCTACTAATTGTTGTATCTTATTTAAAGTGTATGTTTTTTCAACAGATGTCATTTATATAGTTCTAATCATTTCTTTTAAAACAACTATTTTTTATTTTTTATTTTCCATAAAAGTTGAGCTTTTGTCTCTAATTGTTTTGTCGTTAATGTTGGATTTTCTTCATGTAATCTATTCATTTGTAAACCTATAAAATCTTTTTTAGTAATATTGGGATCATTCATAATTTTTTCTTTTTCAAATTGTAACTTACCTTTACGATCATTTTCTTCAGCGTCTAAGTAGAATTGAAGATTACTTTTATCTAATTCTACATTAATACCAGTTGCAATAGCTCTTTTACATGCTTCTTTACCTTCTACAAAATTTTTAGTGTAAAATCCAATAATACCCATCATATGCCATCGCTTATAATCATAATCACCTCGATCAACGAATAGAATACATTGTTCAGGATATAATAACTTACATGCTAAATCTGTAAATGTAAAAGCCATAATCCAATTTTTATCAATGATATAGTGATCAGCGATTCTCAACATTGGTTCTGCGCGTAATGAATGTTCGATAGCCTTCATATACCAAGTTAAAGAAACATGCCAGTCGTAATTAAGTGCTTGTGAAAGTTCACCGCATCTTAAAAATGCATGAAATTTTTCTTCTTGAAAAGACTCCATTTGTGTACGTAATATATACATATTATATGCTTCTTTCATTTCTCCTAAACAACCTAATGTCTGAGCTAAATAAAATACTGTTCGTTCATCTTTAGGATTTTCCTCATGTTCTTTAAGTAAAAGCATTTTATCTCTGATAAAACGCTTAGAACTTTTATCATCATCTTGTGTACGATCTTGGTATAAAACAATAGTATCTGGTAATCTAGTAACAGGTGGTTCATAACCATCTTCATATTTTGTATTTTTCATCCATTCGTGAACAGAACCTCTATATCGCCAACCTTCATGTGCCTTTACAAAACGCATATTATAGTATTTATCAAGTTTTCCACCCCACCATTCTTGACATATCAGAAAACCAGTTGATGTAGATTTTTTAAATTCATCATTTTGTAAATATTTTCTAAAATGTTCTCCACCCTTTAATTCATCATTACAATCCATTAATAATAAATATTCAATATCAGGAAAAGTATCAGCAAATTCAAGAGATACATTACGAGAAGTACAGAAGTCTACAAATTCGCCTTGTTTTAAATGAAGAGGAATTTTATGTTCTTTTGAAAAATTTTCTAATATTTCGATTGTATCATCTGTAGATCCAGTGTCATATGCAACAATAGAATTAATAAATCCTACAACACTATTAAGTGTTACTCTAAGACGTTTTTTTTCGTTTTTAACCATTATAAGTAATGCAACATGAGGAGATTGTGTATTCATTTTTAAAAAGCTATTTTATTACTTTAAATAAATAATAAAATTGAATAAAAAATTCTATTTTATACATATAAGTAATAAATGCCTAAATTATATTTTCGTTATGGTGCTATGAGTTCTAGTAAAACTGCTAATTTATTAATGGTTGCGCATAATTATGAAGTTCAAAATAAAGAAGTTTTATTAATTAAACCAGATCTTGATGATCGATTTGGTAAAGATCTAATTAAGTCACGTTGTGGTTTAGAAAGAAAGGCTAATATTATTGTTAATTCTGAAGACAATTTACTAAATAATAGTGTAGACTATAGTTACTATGATTGTGTCCTAGTAGATGAAGTACAATTTCTTACATCTAAACAAATTGATCAATTACGTGTTATTACTATTACCACACCTGTTATTTGTTACGGTATTCGCACTTCTTACAATTGTGAACTTTTTCCAGGTTCTAAACGTTTGTTTGAATTAGCTGATACAATTGAAGAGGTAAAAACAACTTGTAATTTTTGTAATAAAAAAGCTACAATTAATGCTAAACTTCAAGATGGTAAAGTTATTAAGGATGGTTCGAATGTTATTGATATAGGTGGAGATGAAAAATATTTAAGTACTTGTTGGTTTTGTTGGAATAATAAATAAAATTAAAAATATTATTATAAAAATAAATGATACTTTGTAGTATTTGTAACAAAAAATTATCAAATTTAATGTCTAATATTTATACTTGTAAATGCCGAAATATTTATTGTCCTAAACATTTATTAGCACATGATTGTACATTTGATTATAAAGCTGAGTTTAAAAGATACAATAACTTAGAATCTATATCTAATGAAAAAGTAACAAAAATATAATTATAAATAAAATTGAATATTTATAATTACAAATACAGTTTAAATATACAAATGGAATTATATAAAACTTTACCAATTTTACACGGTATTACGAAGAATGGAAAAACAAAAGTTTGGATTGCTAAAATATATAAACTCGATAATAACATTGCGAACGCGCATATTGAACACGGGCAATTAGATGGTAAATTACAATTAACAGTGCGTGAGTATGATAAAGGTAAAAATATAGGTAAATCGAATGAAACAACTCCTTTACAACAATGTTTATTAGAAACTGAAAAAAAATGGTTAGATAAAAAGGATAAAGAAGGATATATTATAGCTGAAAGTGATACAACAAAAATAGAGAATAATTTAAAGTGTATGGAATTACAGTCTGAACGTAATATGGATCCGATTTTTCCAATGCTTGCTAATAAATATGATCCAAATAGTATTAAAAAAAAGAAAAATGATATAAACTTTCCATGTTATGTACAACCAAAGTTAGATGGATTGCGGTGTATTACATATTTAGATAATAAGATCTTAAAAAATCAATCGCGAACTGGAACATTTTTCAATTTTTTGGATCATATTAATGAAGACTTGTTATCCATACTATCAACATTTTCAAATATTGCTTTAGATGGAGAGTTATATACAGATGAAATTCCGTTTGAAGAATTGGCTGGATTGATTAAAAAGAAAAAGGTGGAAAACATAGATTTAGATCTAGTGAAAAAGATCAAATATCATATCTACGATATAATTTTTATAAATGATAATACTATGGTATATCAGGATAGATTATCTTTTATAAGAGAACATTTCTGTAACTTAACCTACATTAATGTAGTTCAAACTGAATTATGTAGTGATAAAAATAAGTTTAAAGAATATTTTAGTCAATTTATAAATAATGGTTATGAAGGTATAATGTTAAGAAATATAGACAGTGTATATCGAGAAAATTATAGAAGTAACGATTTGCAAAAATACAAAGAATTTATGGAAGATGAATATGAAATTATTAACTTTAAAGAAGCTGAAGGACGTGATAAAGGAACAGTTATTTGGATTTGTAAAACATTAGAAAATAGAGAATTTTCAGTAAGACCACGTGGTACAGTTGAAACGCGTAAAAATTGGTTTGTAAATGGTAATTCATATATAGGTAAAAAATTAACAATTATTTATCAAGAATTATCCGAATTAGGTGTTCCTCGATTTCCAGTAGGTAAAGTAATTAGAGAAGATTTTTAAAGTAATTTAAAAAAATACTTTATTAGATAAAAATGTTTGATTATATTATTAATTCTCTAAAGAATATGTTTAAACATGATCAGAAAAAAGTATCACCATCTTTAAATATTATCGAATATACATTTGAAAATGAAGTATTAGATAATACAAAATTTAATAATTCACAATTTGTCTTAGATACTTCAGTAGAAGATACACAACCTGTCTTAGATACTTCAGTAGAAGATACACAACCTGTCTTAGATACTTCAGTAGAAGATACACAACCTGTCTTAGATACTTCAGTAGAAGATACACAACCTGTATTAGATACTTCAGTAGAAGATACACAACCTGTATTAGATACTGTAGATGATGATACACAACCTGTATTAGATACTTCAGTAGTAAAAGAAGACACACAACCTGTATTAGATACTGTAGATGATGATACACAACCTGTCTTAGATACTTCAGTAGAAGATACACAACCTGTCTTAGATACTGTAGATGATGATACACAACCTGTATTAGATACTTCAGTAGAAGATACACAACCTGTATTAGATACTTCAGTAGAAGATACACAACCTGTATTAGATACTTCAGTAGAAGATACACAACCTGTATTAGATACTGTAGATGATGATACACAACCTGTATTAGATACTGTAGATGATGATACACAACCTGTATTAGATACTGTAGATGATGATACACAACCTGTATTAGATACTTCAGTAGTAAAAGAAGACACACAACCTGTATTAGATACTGTAGATGATGATACACAACCTGTATTAGATACTTCAGTAGTAAAAGAAGACACACAACCTGTATTAGATACTTCAGTAGAAGATACACAAGATAAAGTTCAAAAAGAAGAAACTGATGAATATGCAGATATGCCATCTTTAATAGATGATAGTGATGATGAAGAAGTAAACACTCCTAAACTTATTAATACCGAAACAATTTTAGAATTATTAGAATCATCGTTAAAAAGTACAGAAGATGCTGTAGAATCTATAGAAAACACATTAAAAACCATCGATGATGATAAAGCTCATATTAATGAAATAACAATAAAAAAGATTGTACAATTAGTAGAAGATGTAGATTCTACTATAAATTCTGTAGAAAATGCATTTGAAGCTGATAAAAAATTAGAAGAAGAAGTTAAAAATATTATAGAAAAATTATAAATTATAAAATTGATTTTATATAGATTAAAAATCAATTTTAGTTATGCTATGTCTAATATTATAATGGAAAGAAATATATGTATCGAACCTCAATATTTAAACAATAATATACATCAAAATTTATTAGTAAAATTAAGAGAAGTTACAGCTAATGAATGTACAAAAAAATACGGATATATATTAGAAATCTTACGTATATATAGTGTATTAGATAATCAAATATCATTTGCTAATTCTGATATTGTATTTACTGTTAAATTCGAAGCAAAAATTTTAAAACCGGAGATTGGGTCAATATTTGAAGGTGAAGTATGTATGATTATTAAAGATTGCTTATTTGTAGATATTAAAAAAAAATTAAAAGTTCTTGTGCAATTAGGAGAAACTGGCTATAAATTAGATACAAATGATAATTGTATGGTAAAAGGAGATATGAAAATTTATCAAGGTGATTTATTAAAAGTTTGTATAACTGGAGTTAAATATTGTAAACAAAGATTTAATTGTTTTGGAAATCTTGTAAATGAATAATTTAAAGAATAAAAATAATATAAATAATAAATGTCAGAAACAGATATATTAATTGAATTTAAAACTAGTTTAATCAATTTTTTTGATGAACTTATTGATCAATTCCCAAATGAAGGTGATTTAATTGTGATTCGTATATTCTTAAAAGATCAAATACCGATCAAAGATATAATGGATATTTTCTTATTAAAAATAAATAAAGATGACCAACATCTAAAAAAAATGGTTAAAGAACGAAATGAATCTTTTTTTTTAGATCATAATATTTTTGACTCTTTAGGTCGTGATAGAATAAATCATTTTAAAAAAATATGGCGTTCTGGTAATTTAGATCAGGAAGATAAATTAGTTATTTGGAAATGGGTAGATTTATTTATTCATATATCTGATAAATATGTAAAAGCTAAAAATCCCTAAAATTTTATATCGTGTAATATAACACTATTAAGTGATATAAAATTTAATTCGTGAATTCTAATACCCAAAAATCACTAGCTAAATTAGTGTTTGATAAGTAATCATAACTTATATATCCAAATCCTTTATCACCCCATTCAATACCCCAGCTATTTTGTATAATAAATAAACGCCTTACGTCATCCCATCCAACACATATAATTGCATGACCCCCAATTTCTTTATTTTCACTATTTGGTAATGGAATAATTCCACTTTTTGTTACAGTAGGCTTTTCAATAGAATCATATACTACAAATCCAAAAATAATAGGAAATCCTCTGTAAAGAGCTTTTTTAATATCATTAACCGTCTGATTTACTTTTCTATATTTTATTACTTTATGTGTTTTTGCTTCTGTATAACATGTATCTGGTGGTTTAATTGTAAATTTACTTATATCATAAGGCCAACTATCTTCTGAACACACACCTTGGCTATTGATAGTTTTAATACCATCTCTAATTTGTGCTCCGCTATCTACATCTACGCTATTTTCGAGCATTCTTTCATTATAGTAAATAAATAATCTAGATCGTGGTTTATTATCAATTTTTTCTATCATTTCACAATATAAAATAGCATTAGCAATTGCATTAGCAGTACATGATCCTAATTTACCCTGATTTATAACAGGAGGCATTTTTTCACGTAATGAGAAATTACGAGGTAAACTAGTATCATTATTATTTTGTAATAATTTATCCCTGTTATCTATACGATCTTTAACCCAGCCATATCGAGTAGATTTAATTGCCTCAACTATTAAAAATTCATTATACATATCTTCTATATCCATTTTATATTATATACAGAGAATAATTCTTTATATTATAAAATTAAATTATATAAAATTTAAAGATATACTATAAACCATATAAAAGTATGGATACTAAAATACGTTTACATCTACTCGCTGTTCCTCATACTATTACACGTAGTGAATATAGTCATTGTGCTTTTACCGGTAAAGTACAAAGATTTTCACCTATGATGAGAAGTGTTGGTTTTGAAGTATATCATTATGGTATAGAATCATCGGATTCTGGAGCAGATAAAAATTTTAATATATTATCTATTAATGAATGGAAACGTTTACGTATTGAATCTTATAAAAGTTTAAATCCAGATGTATCGTTTAACGAAATAAAGAAAAAATTAAATGACCACACGCAATTTATTGGTAATCTTGCAAATATCGGTACACCTCTGTATAAAGTATTTAACGAACGTTTACGACCTATTCTTGCTCAAAATTACCGTTCTAGAACTACTGATATTGTATGCCTTACATTTGGACCTGCACACGAGGAGGCAATATCTGGAAAAGATTATATAACTATTGAAACTGGTATTGGTTATAATAATGCATATAAGGAACTTAGAATATACGAAAGTTATGCTATAATGCATTGGTATCTTGGAAAAGAAGGTAAACAGACGATTAATTATTGGTTTATATGTGCCAATTACTATAACATTATTGAATGGCCTCTTAATTTAAATCCTATTCCTAATAGAATTGGTTATTTTGGTAGAATTCATGAAGTGAAAGGTTTGTATGTTATTTTAGAAATAGCTAAACTTTTTCCGCAAGTAGAATTTATAATATGTGGTCAAGGAGATCCTACACCATTTACATCAGTGCCTAATATTAAATATAAACAGCCAATTCACAGTTCAGATCGTGCAGAATATTTAGGAAATTTAACAGCTTTACTTGCTCCTTCTAGCTTTTTAGAACCATTTTGTGGTGTTTCAGCTGAAGCACAACTTTGCGGAACACCAGTTATTGCAACCGATACAGGTGCTTTTGTTGAAAATATAGAACAATTTAAAACTGGTGCTAGATGTCATACACTTTCAGATTTTTGTTATGCTGTAAAAATGGCTTTGGAAGGTAAATTTGATAGACAATATATTCACGATCGAGCTGTAAGTATATTTGATATGTATGTATTAGCAAAAAGATATAAATATATTTTTGACTCAGTTATAGATATTTATAACGGAACAAATGGATGGTATTCTCCCAATGTTCATATGAATGAACTAGAAGATATAATGGCTAAGTAAAATTATATTTTTTAAACAAAAATATAATTTCTAAATAGAATTTTATATGTTTGATTTATAATTGTTAATATGCATTGTATAATCACTTTTATTCATAATTTTCTTAAAAAATGTTGGAGAAAATTCTTGTATCTTGGCTACTTTTTTAGGAGAATTAACTGTTTTTGTTTCAATGAATAAATATCCATCAGGGAGACATATAGGCATCATTTCAATGTTATCTTTTTTACTCATTTAGTAATACCATTATATATAATTTTTAATTTTCAATTTTAAATATCTTAAAAAATAAAATTGAATAAAAAAAAATACTATCTAAAAAAATATCAGAATATATAAAACAATAAATCAAACAATGTCAGACACAAAATTAACTTCGGCTAATGGCTATGATGTTTCGCGCATGCTATTTTCGGATCCTCAAGTTGGTACTATCCCCGATAGTAAACCTTCTATTTCTTATAAACGTATTAATATTTCTACTCGTAATTCAGATGGAACTGTCGGTGAATTAATCTTTCCTACTGAACGCCTCTTTTCGTTTGGTGTATGTGAAAATCTTAATCCTGATACTGGTAAAGTTAATGGCTATGTAATGCCTCTTTGTTTATGGAATAAAGACGGAGCTTCTAAAGAAGAAAAGGCTTGGACAGATACATTTAATAATGTAGTCGAAGCTTGTAAAGATCATTTAATTAAGATTCGTGAAGAAATTGAACAATATGAACTAGAACGTAATGATCTTAAGAAATTTAACCCGTTATATTATAAACGTGATAAAAATAACAAAGGAAAAATTTTGACCGATGCTGGTCCTACACTTTATGCCAAATTAATTACTTCTAAAAAACAAGATAAAATTGTAACAACATTTTTCGGTTCAAATAACGAAGAACTAAATGCAATGGACTTAGTCGGTAAATATTGTTATACTCGTGCTGCTATTAAAATCGAATCTATCTTTATTGGTAATAAATTATCAATGCAAGTTAAATTATATGAATGTGAAGTACAGCCTGTACAATCAGGTATGAGACGATTATTAGATCGTCCGCAATCTAATCCTATTGTTCAGACAATTGATACCGGTAAATCTGCAATGAACGACGATGAAGATATTGGCAGTTTAAATGGTAGCGATGAAGAAACTCAAAAATCAGTGGCTACACCTCAACCTCGGGCTCCTTCTCCTCCTAAAGTTGTAAAAAAAGTTATTAAACGTGTTGTCCGTAAAAGCGGCGATGATGAATAAATAGTACTTTACAAAAATTAATACATTTTTAATATTATTATATAATATAATAATATATTTACTTATTTTCTGTTAAATAGTAGGCTGTATAAGAAGAACTTTTTGAGTATTGATCCCATATATGTTTCGGAAGAGTTGTTTTACTTACTGTATTTTTAGTTATTTTTTTTCTTTGTAGAGAAAAATATTCAGATGTAATTTTATTAGTGTTATTAATTTTCATATATTCATCCGCGGTTTTTTTATAACGCTCGCATTTTTCTTCTAATACACTAATTTCTTCTTTAGCATCATGCCATTTTGATAATAAATTTGAAATATCAATACTTTTTGACATTTTATTACGGTAAAGATTTTTTATTTTTATACAAACAAGTATAAAAATAAAATTATAAATATTATAATTTACTCTTTTACGAAATGTGGTTTCATAAAGGACTGAATACGATAATAAGTTAAGGGCTCAGTATCCTTTTTAGAATCGTAGTTAAGAAGTTTAGATAATTTTGTATCAGCCATAATTTGACGACGATCGCTGGGATTTTGAAGATTATTCTTCTTGATATAATCACAAATCATTTTTGTAACATCTACGCGACTACGTAACTCATTAGCTTCCCATCCAGTAAATTTAGCCATTTCTTTGGAAATCTTAACTGGCTTAAGGAAACCTGAATTGGTATTATTTTTACGAGTTGACTTAACGCGATGCTTCATAACTCGCGAAGATTGATTTCGAAGAAGTTTAACGCGTTTATTAAGACTGCGAAGGAATTTAACTCCTTTTGACTTACCAGCGCTATCGCGAAGACGAGTGATTTCAGCATCAATAAGGTTAACCAATTCATCAAATGATGCCATTACTGATTCTTTAGTAGGAGCAACACGGGATTTTTCATCTGCTCCGCTATCTTCTACAACTGTATCTTCCTCCTCAACAACTTCTTCGGAGACAACTGTTTTAGCTTCAACTTTTTCTTCTTTTTTAGTATTTTTCTTACCAGATTTTTTCATATTTTCTTTTACTGTTTCAACTACAGCAGGAGCCGCAGTTTCTGTCACAACTGCTTCATTTGAAACAGGAGTGTTAACTTCTTTTAATTTCTTAGAGGTAGTCTTTGTCATTTTAATAATATAAAGCTTGTCTTTAAGCCATAATTAAAAAAAAAATAACAATTACAAATTCTATTTAAAAAAAAATTATGCAAATAATTTATATAATATATTATATAAATTTTATATCACAAAATTATGTATACATGCTAAATATAGCACTATTATCTTCTGTTTTCTTAATTTTTGTCTCATTAGTTAATTTTATTCCATTTTGTAAATCTTCTAATGTTAATATAAACTTGTGTTGGTTATCAAGACATAAAACTCTTCTAGCATGAGCCATTTTACATTTTCCAATATAATTATTAATATCTCTACCGGAATTTTTAAAAATATCTTTATTATTATTAATAATTATAATAATATTATTTTTATCTACATTTGTCTGCCAATTAATACTATTTAGAATATTTAAAAACATCTGATATAATTGTTCTGTAGAATACACATCAATGCGATGAACCCATGGAAAACGACTTTCTAATCCTTGATTAACCGCAAAAAAACATTTTTTAATATCATCTTCGTATCCCGCTGCAATACAACAAAAATCATTCTTATGTTCTGATAAAAATCCAGTTAAGGTATCCAGTGCTTCTTTTGAAAATGAGTCTTTTTCTGATTCACCGGGTCCTAACGCGTATACTTCATCGATAAATAATACTCCTCCTATACAAGACTGTAATAATTTTCGAGTTTTTATCGCTGTTTGACCTAAATATCCAGCAATAAAATCATCACGATAAGCAATTTTAAACGAACCACTATTTGATAAAATTCCAAGTTCTTTATAAATATTACCCAATATTTTGGATACAGTTGTCTTTCCAGATCCAGGAGGTCCCATAATAATAGTATGTAAATACTCATCATTCATATTACGAGAATGCATATTTTGAATATAATATATTATTTGATAAAAAACTGATTCTTTAAGACTGGTCATACCAATCATATTATCTATTTCTTCTAAATACGGTAATAATTTCCAAATAACAATAATATCTATATTTTTGTAAAATTTATTACTTTTTCCAAGCTTTATAAGATCTGCAATTGAATTTATAGGTGGAGCATCTTCTACTATAATAGTGGGACGTTGTCTTTTTTTCGGTTCAACGACTGGTTGTTCAATTAGTTCTTCCGGAGTTTCTATAAACGGTGGTTCATTAATAATATTATTACTGTCACTCTTTTTTCGTTTTGGTGGCATTTATTTATATATATTATATTTTTGTTTAAATTAATAATACTGAGTTTAAAATCAAATTGATTTTTGAAAATAACTTCTTATACTCTTAATATAAGATTAACAAATATGAACATCAATAACGAAGAACGAAAAAAATCACTTAAAGAGCTTAAAAAAGAAGCTCGATTATTAAAAATGCGAGAAAATTTAGAGAAAAAAGAAAAACAAAGGGAATTATCTCTTCAAAATAAACAAAAAAACATTAAATCGAATAATACTACAACAATTATTATAAATCGGTATATCTACACAAATCTATCAGAACAAGATAGAATGCGTAAAGAAGCAGAAGATTCTATTATTAATGTAATGTGTCCATCATTTAATAGTAGTAAACAACAAGTAGTGCCTATTTTTCAAGGTCGATTTAACTATGCAGTAAAAATACTTGATATAGCTACACAAGATGAAGAATCTACTTTGGTAAATAGATTAAATACACTATCAGTATCTGATACAAATATTGATGTAAATACTAATAAAACATATATACCCCCACCTCCGCAGTGTGTTCAATATTCGCCATGTGTTCCTCATTTCCCTCCACCTATTACTACGTTATCCGAATCTACTAATAAGACACAAGTTCCAAGATATAGATTATGTATGTCAGTTTTAAACAAGACAGAATGCCAATACGGTCCTAAATGTAATTTTGCGCATAATCTTACAGAATTGGTAGTTGGAGAATGTAAATTTGGTAATAATTGTAAATTTATAAAGACTTGTAATTATAAACATCCAAATGAAAATCCGGAAGATTATTATTTACGACTTGTCTCAGTAAATCAAAAAAAATAATTACTTATGTTTAGCAACTTTAATCTTTATAATTTTTTAATTATAAAGAAGTACATTAAAATATATATTCAAATAATAAGTATTGTTTTATACTTATATTCTCATTTGTACATTTTATTCGTCTTTTAAACCCAACATATAATAATACAGTTGTTAATATATCTAAATATTCAACTTTTTTATCTATATATAAAATTATATTTTCACCGCCAATCGACTCTATTTCTTCCAATATATGAACTAATTTTTTTTTACAATTTTTGATAAAACATTTTGTATTAAAATCATGAGGTATTTCTATATAAAAAATATCTTTATGTATATAACAGTTTAAATCTATATTTACCAATTTAAATACTGTTTGAATGTATATATTCATATTATGTGTATCCATTTTTGGATTCATTTATTTAATATAATAATTTATTTTTATCTTTATAAATTATAAAAAATGCTAGTATTACATATTTTTATGTTATTACTTTTTATTTTTGGTATATTTTTAGCAATAGTATACACTAATATTGATAATGTTATTAGGAAAATGCCAAATTCTAATACGGATTTACAGAATGCTAATAAAGCTATTTTAGTTATTTCTGTAATGTTTATTGTGATTGGATTTTCTTATTTAGCATGTCATCGTTCATGTAATTGCGATTTGCCTAACACATCAGAACCATTATTTTACGTGATATTTTCTGCCCTTTTAGGTATTATTCTAATTGTCTTGGGATCTTTGATACAAGCTAAAAGTGGTGGTAACGATGAAATTGTAAAAAATGCTCCTTCTTTATGGATTAGTGGTGTGATTTTAGCATTAATTGGTTTTATTTATATAATTTATAGCGGAATGAAAAAACTTAAAAGTAACTAACTTGTACTACTTAATTGTTACATAATATGAAAATATTATGCAACAAAATATTGCATTAAAAATAATAATTTTTATTTGTATTTTACAGTAAATTTGCCACATATTTGTAGGGTCCATCACCTTTGACAACTACATTTAATTTAGGTACTTCTACATCCAGATTAGCACGTTTTCCGTAAACTATCCAATTAAATTTAACATATTCTCGATTTTCGCTATAAACTCGGAATTTATTAGAATATATTTTTGAAGAGCATAATTTAGTGAAATTTGGAATAACATTTTCCGTAACATTAGTTAATTGAATTGTATATGAATTAGGTAAACACAATGAATCTACATATTCAGGTAAGTTTACAGTAATATACTCTTGACCTTCTAAAATTTCAGCTTCTCCACGGTAATATACTCCCGCTTCTGGACCTTCTAGAGTTGCGTGAATAAGGTATTTATCATAATTTATTGGGTGATCAATAATGAAAGTTTTACCTGTACCAGATGAATTTGTAGATCTTCCGATTGCATTTGTCTGAGTATTATACATAAGTAAATAATTATCAGTACCATTATTTGTTCCTGTAGCAGTGTAAATAGGTGCCACATAAAATCCTCCTGTAGCACCAGATATATTTATACCAGTAGCATTTGCAGCTAAAATTATACTGTTAGCTGCTTGTCCAGTAGTACCAGCATTATGTCCAATTGCTATAGAATATCGTCCTTGACCAGTACCTCCTGCGTTATATCCAATCGCTATAGCACCTGTTCCTTGATTATTATAAGCTGCTTGATATCCAAGTGCTATTGAATTAATTCCTTGATTAGAAGCTCCAGCTTGATATCCAAATGCTATATTATTAGAAGATTGTGAATAATATCCAGCCTGATAACCAATTGCAATTGAATGACCTCCGGCTCCATCAGAACCTTGACCTGTATATCCGGCTTGATAACCGATTGCTATAGAACCTATTCCCAAATTATTTGATTGATTATATTGCCCGGCTTGATATCCAATTGCTATAGAACCTGTTCCTTGGGTATATTGACCAGCTTGCCATCCAATTGCTATAGCACCTGTAGATTGTCCAGTTGTACCAGCATTTAATCCTAAATTAATATTTGTACTTCCAACTTGCCAAGAGTTACTATATGTATTCCAGTATACATATTGTCCATAAAATGCACCTGTTATTGATAAATAACCTGCTGGTCCGGTATAACCAGTAAATCCAGTGTATCCAGTGTATCCGGTATAACCAGTAAATCCTGTGTATCCAGTGTATCCGGTATAACCAGTAAATCCTGTGTATCCAGTGTATCCGGTATAACCAGTAAATCCTGTGTATCCAGTGTATCCGGTATAACCAGTAGAACCTAACGCAGCTCGTGCAAAAGATGTATGAATATGAGAGTATGTATTACTCGTTTGGAAATATAACTCTGCTGTATGATTAGATGTATTTCTATTATGATTTGTTACAGCTATAACGAGATAATCATAAATAGAAATATCAATTACCGATTGTATTATTAAAGATGATGTTAAACTTTGAGAAGTAGTATTATCATACATATATACAATATCACTTCCATTTGATACAAGATTTGTTAAAGTACTTGTTCCAGAATTATACCCTAATAAGTACCATCTTATACCAATATTGTTAACATCATTATTACCATCTGCTTTACAATATATATTTAAATCCCATATTCCAGGAGGAATAACATTTCCTGATGTATATGAACTTAATGAACTAATTGGAAGTGCAAATTGAACAGCAAGTGAATCTACTGTGTTACTATTATTTGTAGTAATAGTTATTGTCTCTTGAGTTTGAGATAAATCTGGGTCAAGTTGAATAATAGCACATTTAGAATCGGGAGGTGTTGGAGGTGTTGTAGTTGAACCACCATTTGGATTAAATGTTATACTACTTGGTGTTGTTATAGTAGTACCAATGGCAGTTGTTAGTGTCGTTGTTGTAAAATTACTTGGATTTGTAGTATTTGTGTTTTGATAATTAAGATAAAATATTAATCCACCCGCTGAATAACCTGCTGCTCCTGTTGGACCAATTGATCCTGTATACCCAGTATAACCTGTATATCCTGTTTGTCCAGTGTATCCAGTGTATCCAGTGTATCCAGTGTATCCAGTGTATCCAGTGTATCCAGTGTATCCTGTTTGTCCGGTATAACCAGTGTATCCAGTATAACCAGTATAACCAGTATAACCAGTATAACCAGTATATCCTGTTGGACCTGTATCACCAATGTCTCCTGTATACCCTGTGTAACCAGTATAACCAGTGTAACCAGTATAACCAGTATATCCTGTTGGACCTGTATCACCAATGTCTCCTGTATATCCTGTGTAACCAGTATAACCAGTATATCCTGTTGGACCTGTATCACCAA